CAAGAAATTAAAGCGGATTTAATCCACTTACTTTTGACTCGAAAAGGTTCAAGATATTATTTACCAACATTTGGTACAAGACTTTATGAATTTTTGTTCGAACCATTTGATGGTTTAACATTTGATGCTATTGAATCTGACATTCGAGAGGCTGTTGGTACCTTTATGCCGGGTTTATTATTAAACCAAATTACAATAAGTCCTGCTGACCCTCAAGAAGAAGTTGATATTGCAACAGGTACTGCAATAGTGGGTAGTAGTGAATCGTCAATTTATAGATTCCCGGGTAAGGGAACTTCAGAATATACCGCAAAAATAAAAATAGATTACTCAACCGATAAATCAACTTTTGGTCCGAGTGATTTCGTTATCATTAATATTTAATATTGTATGGCAAATCGTAATATATCATATACTACAAGAGATTATCAGGGAATAAGAACTGAGTTATTAAACTATGTAAGAACTTACTACCCTGAATTAATACAGGACTTCAACGACGCTTCTGTGTTCTCTGTGTTCTTAGACTTGAACGCTGCGGTTGCGGATAACTTACACTACCATATAGATAGAAGTATTCAAGAGACCGTTTTACAATATGCTCAACAAAGGTCGTCTATCTATAATATCGCAAGAACTTATGGTTTAAAATTACCGGGACAAAGACCATCGGTGTCTTTGGTTGATTTTTCAATAACGGTTCCTGCGTTTGGGGACAAAGAAGATGAAAGATATTTAGGGGTGTTAACAAGAGGGTCTCAAGTAGTTGGTGCGGGTATTGTGTTTGAAAACATTTATGATGTTGATTTTACTTCACCATATAATGCACAAGGATTCCCTAATAGATTAAAAATACCTAACTTCAATGCCAATAATGTCTTAATTAACTATACAATCACTAAAAGAGAATTAGTTGTTAATGGTATTACCAAAGTATTCAAAAGAGTTATTACTCCAAATGATGTTAAACCATTCTTTGAATTATTCTTACCTGAAAAAAATGTGTTAGGTATTACAAGTGTATTACTGAAAAGTGGTACCGAATATACCAATGTTCCATCTACTGCGGAATTTTTAGGGGCATCTAATAAATGGTATGAGGTTGACGCACTTGCGGAAGACCGAGTATTCATCGAAGACCCAACAAAAGTATCAGACCAACCGGGTATTAAGGTTGGAAAGTATATCCAAACATCTAATAGATTTATAACGGAATATACCCCAGAAGGATTTAAAAAAATGACATTTGGTGGTGGTACAAATACCGCTCAAGATTCATTAGACCAATTTACAACAGTTGGTGCAACAATTGATTTACAAAGATATTCAAACAATTTCTCATTAGGGTCTGCGTTAACTCCTAACTCAACACTATTCATTCAATATCGAGTTGGTGGTGGATTGGCAACAAATTTAGGGACAAATGTTATTAATCAAATTGGTACTGTAAACTTCTTTGTAAACGGACCATCTGAAACAACAAACTCATCAGTGGTTAATTCATTAAGATGTAACAACGTGACTGCAGCTATTGGAGGTTCAGGTGTACCATCATTAGAGGAAATTAGAAACTACGTATCATTTAACTTCTCCGCACAAAAAAGAGCGGTTACGGTTCAAGACTACGAGTCAATTATTAGAAATATGCCGGCTGAGTTCGGAGCGCCTGCAAAAGTTTCAATTACGGAAAATAATAATAAAATATTAATTCAATTATTATCTTATGATACTTCAGGAAAATTAACAAGTATTGTATCAGACACTTTAAGACAGAATGTTGCAAATTATCTATCGAACTATAGAATGATGAATGACTATATTTCAATATTAACTGCTGAGGTTATTGACTTGAGTATTGATGTTCAGATTGTTTTAGATTCTGCTCAAAATTCAGGACAAGTTATTGCGGATGTTGTTGATAGAATTTCAACTTACTTCAATCCTCAAACAAGGGAGTTAGGTCAAAATGTTTATTTATCTGAGTTAAAAAGTATTGTTCAAAATCAAAACGGTGTATTAACTGTTGCGGGATTAAACGTTTATAATAATGTTGGGGGTCAATATTCATCCGCTGAAACATCTATGGAATATTCGGATGCTGAGACTAAAGAAATTGCAACTGTTGATGATACAATCTTCGCACAACCATCCCAAGTGTATCAAGTTAGATACCCTAACAAAGATATTAGAGTATCTGTTAAAAATTTCCAATCAGTTACCTTCTCTTAACAGGTTTATTTCTGGCTTAACTAGTTTATAATTAAATATGGTGTGTGTTAACTTGAAAAATCACACATAAACTATTTATAAATTAAAAGAATTGAATGGGTCAGTCATATAGAATTAGAACCGAATTAGGTATTAACAAAACAATCAATGTTCAGTTAGACCAAGATTTTGAGTTCTTAGAAATCTTATCGTTAAAAATACAACAAACTGACGTTTATAGTAGAAGTTGTTCTGAATACGGTGTTGTTGTTGGAAGGGTTACTGCGAATAACGGATTTGGTGTTCCAAATGCCAGAGTATCTGTATTCATCCCAATATCATCGGTAGATGAATCCAACCCACTGATAACAAGTATTTATCCTTACAAGTCTCCAACGGATAAAAATGAAGATGGTTTTAGGTACAATCTTTTACCTTATGAAAAGTCGTATTCTACTCACGCGGCGACAGGTACTTTACCTACAAGAGATGATGTATTAACCGATGGAATTGCGGTTGAAATTTACGACAAATACTACAAATACACAACTAAAACAAACGAGAGTGGTGACTATATGATAATGGGTGTTCCATTAGGGCCGCAAACTTTAGTAATGGATATTGACTTATCAGATATTGGGGAGTTTTCTTTAACACCTCAAGATTTGATTAGAATGGGTTTGGCCTCTGAAGCTCAAGTTGCCGGTAACCGATTTAAAACTTCAAATGATTTATCATCACTACCTCAAATTGTTAGTTTAACAAGAACATTATCAGTTGCTCCATTATGGGGTGACCCTGAAATATGCCAAATTGCGGTTAACCGTGTTGACTTTGACCTTAGAGATGATGCCAATATTGATATACAACCAACTTCAGTGTTCATGGGGTCTATTTACTCAACCGCAGATTCGCAAAGACTTAGACGAAATGCTAAACCATTGGATGATATGGGTAATTTATGTCAATTATCTACAGGTCCTGGGTCTATTTTAGCGATACGACAAACAATTAATTATGATGCTGACGGTAATCCAATACTTGAGTTATTTCAATTAGAAAAATCGGGTAATATTATTGATGGTAATGGTGTATGGATGACTGAATTACCAATGAATTTGGATTACTTTATTACTAATGAATTTGGTGAAAAAGTTTTATCAAACGACCCTACAGTAGGAATCCCTACTAAAGGGAGATATCGATTTAAAATTAAGTGGTCTCAATCACCTAGTTTATCGGAACAAACAAGACGGGCCTATTTCTTAGTACCAAATGTTAAAGAATATGGTTGGGGTAATACTGACCCTACAGACTCAGGAGGTCTCAATGAGGAGAGACAAAAAAGTTCATATTATTTTGGTCTTGATTGGTCAGGATATACGGAAGGATTTTATGGAACAACTGCTAATGATATTGCATTACGTAATAATATATTAAATCAAAAAATAAATTGTGAAGATACTTTTTATCAGTTTGAATTTAATAAAGTTTATACTGTTTCAGGTTTTATTGACCAATTTAAGAATGGTGCTAAAGGTAGGTTTATTGGTATTAAAGAAATTGATAGTAATGAATGCGCGACTACAATTAATAAATTCCCGGTTAATGAAGGGTTTAGGAACTTTGATTTATTCTTTTTCATATTTTCAATAATATTACAAGTAATTCAATTAATTGGATTACCTTTATTAATTATCTATCACTTTTTAGCTTTTTTATGGAATAATTTTGCAGTTGCAATAATAGCTTACATACTTTATGAGTTAGGAAAAGAAGTTATTGCTCAGGGTTCATTAGTTGCCGGTGCAATTGCGGGTAGTGCCTCGTTTGGTGCGACGGCAGGTCTGATAATTGGACATTCATTGTTAGCTGCGTTATATGCGGCGGCGATTATATTCATTTTAATTAAATTTGAAGAAATTGTTGCTTATAAATTTGGTAGGATTAAATTACCGATGATAACTTATCCCGATTGTCAATCTTGTGAATGTGACTCTGAAACAACTGAACCAAATCCTGATGATGATACAGAACAAGCACCTGCTGCTGGTCTATTAAGTCAACTTTCTAATGGAGGTCAGTACGCTGAAAATTTACAAACCAATGCTTCGACAATACCAAATCGAACTTGGCCACCTGTTGCTGCTGATGATGAGAATTATGACACATATTTTCAGATGGAATCACTTATGCAAGGTCAAGGACTTGGAGGTAGTTTATCAAGACCAAATAAACCAACAATTTTTAAAATTAATAGTTCTAGAATTTATTCATTTCCGGGGGTAGGGGATTTATTAGTAGATGGTTTTACGATTCCTCCTGGTGAAAGAGTTAATATTTACAATACCCGAAAAAAATTCTTTGATAATGTAAATAAGATTAAAGTTACTTTTTCATTGCCAACAAACGGTACAAAAAGTCATTTTGATAATACATTGACAGTATTAAGTGTTTTGGACTTAGACCCGGGTACATTATTATCATTTGTTGACCCAAGAAAAACTAAAGATACAAATTATTTATATTCTGCAACTACAGCGAATGGGGGTTATAAAGTTAATGGTATTAATGGTATTATTAAAACAAGTGCTTTTACTGCTGATGTACGTTATGCGACCAGTCAAACTTCTGATACTATTGTTACTTATGATATTCCGGCATATCCTTCCGATTGTGTGAAAAGTATGGTTATTTCAATAACAGAACCTGGGACCGTGACTTATCGAACTTGTCCGGGTTCAAAAGTAACATTATTGTTTACAGGTCAAACGACAGGGACTACTAATCCTGAGGGGTTAATTACTCCTGAATTTCCATTAATTACAGGTATTACAAATGTTGATTGTATTGATTTAACAAATACAGGAGGAACTGCTGAGTATTCCGCGGTGACTTACGGAGTAGGTTGTCAAAATTATATTTATCCATCGGATATTGAATATTATCAAGTATTGACTGCTATTACTATTACTAAAAAAATTGTAAATGGAAAACCAGAGTATTCATTTCCGGGTTCTGTTGGTACAACCAATCCAAGTTTTTGGAAAACGTTAAATGCTGAAAATAAATTGGCAACTTTTGAATATGTTTGTGGTGAGGGGGGTAGAGAATGTGGTCTTGTCCCGTTAAGTTACCCAAATTACACTAGATTGACTAATAGTGATAATGGTTTTTCAAGTACTCAAATACCTAATGCAATCTATTCGGCAGCAACATCAAATTTTGCGGACTATGAAAATCAAAAAGTTCTAATATTACAAAGAGGGGTTGACCCGTATTCTCCGTTAATGATAAATAAGTATGGTATTGGACGTATATTAGGTTATTTAGATGAAGATGCTGTGACTTTTACCGCGATGACAAGAATGAATATACCAATTCAGGCATTACCACCTAATAATGGAATTTCAGTACAAAAACACGATAACCAAAACAATATATGTTATTCATCTTATTTTTATACTCCGGGAATTGTTGGACAAACAAGTCCGGGTCTTAATTATTCTGCATATACGACACCAAATTTTGGTTTTTATGGTGCGTTAGATTCATCATTATCAAAAGTCTATACCAACTCACCACCATTACTCTCAACTGATTATGTTCAAAACATATCAGTTAATACTTCACCTCCTCCTATAACCGGAGTTGCGTCAAAAACAAATAATCGATTTTATTCTGCGAGTATTGCTGACAATTATTATGACGGTGCTGAAGATTTGTCAGGGGGTGCGATTATGACAAAAGGAAATTATGTTATAACAAGGATTTGTATTAATTTTGCTAATACTTTTGATTTGAGTTGTCTGTGTGTTAGGGAATATTGTGACTATGCAATATGGGGGTTTTTACCGAATTCCGCACCGACTTATTTTAGTCCTATTTTATATCCAACATCTACCGGAACTAGTGAGGTAAATATGTCTAACTCATCTCAAATTATTATGAGAACCGATAGATTACCATCTTCTGATTATATTGATGATAAAGAAATTTTAACAGGTAGTGTCAGTTTATTACAGCAAAATGCCGGATTCGCGGTTTACCCTGTTGGTGGGGGTGGATACACATTTAACAACCCATCAATTTCATTAGGTGCTGATTTAGTCACTGCGGATATTGAAGGTCAATTGGCTGCAACTAATGTACTTACCACTTTAGGAAGTTGTGAAGACATGGTTGGTTTAGATTGTTATAGTGGTAATGGTGTAAATTTCGGTGTTCAATTAGGGTGTCAAGCAGGTGATGTTGTTGAGAATGGATGTTACATAATGGTTAATGACCCATTGTTTTCTTTAGGACAAGATTTAGGAACATTTGCTGAATGGGGTTTTAGATTTAGATTCTTCTATGGATTATGTCGAGGAGTATTATCACAATCATTTATGAATAATTGGGTTAATGGTAGTTTATATGCCTTTCCAATACAAGTTGACACTTATTTTAATAAATTAAATCAACCTGAATCACCAAAATTTGCTAAACAAGTTGTGTATTATGAAAAAGATACAAATAATTTTTATTATAGAAGTTCTCCTTTTAGACTAACAGGTGGTACTTCAGGTGAGGGTGTGTTTATTGGTAGACCGGTGGCGGGATTAAGTGCTCCGGTAAACAGAAGAAATTTATTATTCCCTACAACAATTATTAATTTAGGGATTAAAGATGATTTTTATAAAGAAATAATTTTTGACCCATCTGCTAAAGGATATATTATGAAAAGTCTTGTACCGACAAGTTATTCGGATACTTCAGATTTAGTTAATTTATTTGTGATTTCGAGAATCACTGATGAAGGATTTTTACGTCAAATTTTTGCTTTTGGGGATAACGCATTACAACAATTATTTAGTAGAGACGGTAGTTCAAGAAGAATTGATGCGGATTTAGCACAATCAATGTCTATTAATTCTGAATATGGGGTGATACCATTTTCACCTCAATTTTATAGTGTAACAGGAGCTGTTGATGACCCGGTACAAATACTTGGTGATTTATCAAAACCGACAATGGCGGTGTTTTTTTCGTCAACAACTCAAGATATACAAAATAAAGATTATTTAACTCCCGGGGTGATAGATTTTAGACCATCAAATAATGCAAATGCTATTACATATCCTTATGGGATTAAATCCCAAGAAGTACCTTATTATCAGTGGAACATCAAATCTACGGCAACCGCAGGAGTTTTTGGGGAACAAGGGAATAATTGGGCAACAAACACAAACGATATTTTTTCAAGACGATATCAGTCTCTTGATAGAAGGGCAATTATTACACCAAGTTATATGATACCGTCAATTTATAGTATTAGTGACCAATTTGCTCGTGGATATTTATTTAATGGTAATGCAACTACGGTTAATAATTTTACTTATGTGGCTACTGCGGGTAATTGGTCTAACCCAACTACTAAATTTTTAGTTGGTGCTCCAAATCATTTCTATTTTGGTTTGATTAAAGGTGAGACGGCATTAGATAAATTTAAAGAACTATATTCGATAGATGAATAATTACACAATAATACCAAGTAACCTTAAATATAAAGGTGCTCCTTCTGTAGATGAAAAGGTTTCAATATCTTTAGACCAAACAAGTCATGAGATAACGGAATACGATAGGAGTGCCACTATAAGTCTTGCTCAAGTTTATGATGATGAGAGACAGGGTTGTACTGTTTTTAGACCAACTTTTAAGGTTAGGTATTTGTATGATAACACATACACGGGAACAACAACATTTTTACCATTTCAATATAATTTATATTATGTGAATGCTGAACAATCATTTGTCAGTGGTACGTGGAAAGGATTTCCTCAGTATTATGAGTTTGATTTTTTTAGACCAATTGTTGATAACCAACATTTCCCTTATAAGTCAAAAAGTGCTTACACATATAATTGGATGTACTATTTAACATATCCTCACGCTAATAACTATAAAAAGAATTTGGCGTATTATTCCGATATACCTAATGGAGATATGAATTGGTTAGCGGAAGAGGGAATTCCATTTATTATTGAAAATATTGAAATTAATGGTAATGGTTTAATATCCTTTAAATGTATTGGGTCTCATGGATTAACTCCAAATGAATATGTTGAATTGTCTTTAACTTATAGAAATTCGAACATATTTCAAGTTTACTCATTAGGTAATGGGTTAGTGGATAGTGATGAATATGTGTTTAATGTTTTAAACATTGGATACACAGGTAATACATTTGCAGATAATGTTATGGGTACTTTTAAGAGAGTGATTAACCCTGATAATTTAACGGAAACTAAATCAAAATATTATGTTAGAGAGCATAAAGTGATTACTAATTTAGATGACCTTATTGTTACTAAAATTGGTTTTGAAAAAAATGTGTTTAGAGAAGATAAACAATTTGAATATAGTTCAATAACTCCTAATAAAATTTCTAGGGTGTCACAAAAGACAAGTAGTAATGCTTACAATATGACATCGGCATATGATTTAGATTTTGCGGGTTATATTGATAATCAAAAACGACCATTAAGTGAGATTTTTCTAACAATAGTTAATAAAGGATATTCCGGATATTTTAATGAACCTTCATTTGGAGTGGGATTAAAACAAGGTTGGGAATTTAACTTAACAAAAGAGGTTAATGAATATTGGGATTTAATGAATAATGAATCAAATACTACTGTTCCATTATCTTCATACACTCAAACTAGTGGTGCCACCAAAACTTTTTATTACAATGGTGATTTAATGAAGGGTGATGTAATGGATGGTGATTTTTGTGAGTGGAATGATTATGAACAAATTGAGAGAGTTATTTCAACATATTATCATAAAATAAATTATAATCAAACAGTTTTCCAAACAATGAATAATCCGGACACTAATTCATTTGGATTTTATTATCAACCTCATAATAAAATGACTTTGAGAGTTTTCTCGGATTATATTGAAACGGGAGATGTTAATTTTATTGACCAAGTACCAAGTTATTCGTTTTATTCAAGTGCCGACCAACAATTTAGATGGAGGGATTTGTATACTTATGGTTTTACAGATAATTTGGAGAGAGGGGTTGATTATCCGTTTTTAAACACCGCTCATTACCCATTTGAAGATATTACATTTAGATTGATACCGGAAGGAATAAACTATAATGAGAGCCTATATGGCGTTGATTTTGCTGTAAAACCATTGATTGATGAGTGTGAATAAAGTAACAATAGTGCCTGATGGTTTGGATAAACAAATCAATATACCGGTAAGACTAACTTGGGATTATTTAGGGTTGGACATGGCAGTTGAAGAATATGAAACTGAAGTTATTACCGAAGCGATTGGTGTTGGGCGTGACTTTGAAATCAGTCGATTTGCTCATGCTCCGGATGTAACAACAAATAACACTGAAATTAATTATGAGTTTTACTTTTATTCAGGGGGTTCAACTTATGATATTAATAATTGGAAGATAAATTATTTAGGTGAAGGATTTACACCTCAAGACTTGTATTATTATACGAACAATTTTTCTAACTCGTTTTTTAAGTTGGATTTTTACGATAATACGGATGAGAAAAAACAAACAAATTATTTAACGGTTATTATTCCGACACAACAGGGTCTTAAAATGACAACTCCAATGCAAAGAATTATTGTGGATGTTAGAAAACCAAAATTTGTTTTAGATTATGTTGGTGATAAAGAAGGGTTTTTCCTTTATTGGTTAAAGAAAAGGAACTTTTTAGATATTGACACCTTTTATATGTCGGCTAAGTTTTATAATGCTAAGACAGGGCAATTCACTAAATTGATGACAAATAATCAAACAACTACCCCACCAATAAAAATAGGACCTCAAGCGAATTTTGCGTTGAACTCTAATCAATATCTTTTTGATAATAATACGCTATTTTATTATACCGTAAATTTGGATTATAAAAACCAAACATATCAGGTAATTAATAGTCTAGGACAAAGAATCGGGACAACAGTTCCCATAAAATGGTATGAATACCTTAATCCACCTGTATAATGGAAGATTTTTATAATATTAAAATATCACCCGAAACAATTCTTCGTGACTTATCAGTTGTTGATTATGATGGGACTCCGGTTGGGGTTTATTCTGCAATGACACAAGTTGTTAGTTCAGGAGTTAACGGTAGTTCATTACTAACAGGATTGACAATTCCTATTTTGATAAGACAAAGTGCGGTTGATGCGGGATATTATAGTCCATTTGATGGTGCGGTATTACAAAAAAATGTAGTTGCTAATTTTATATTTTCATCAACAACGTCAAGTCCTTATGTTTTTAATGTTTATAACACTTCTGACGAGTTCCAAAAATTTTTAGAGTTATCTGCTTATATTATTGATTGGGGTGATGGTTCACCAAAACAAACAATAACAACTTACGCACCTAATTCAATTAATCATACATATCCTCAGTTACCTAAACAATATACGATTAAATTAGAACAAACAAATCCATGGGGAATTACAACAGTTTCAAAAACAATTACGGTTCCTTTTAGTGATGTTGTTATCTATAATCCTGAGGGAGAGGCATTTTTTGCTCCGTCATCAGGTAATTGGATTGGTACTTCTGTATCGTATAATTACATATTTTCGGGAGATGCGATAAATGAGGTTAGTGCTCAAACATCAAATAATTACGTCTCAATACCATTCACAATTTCAGGTATTACAAAATCGAGAATTAATGAATTAAAGACGTATGGAACATTAAGTATTAATGATAGAATTGGACTTCCGGTTATTAGTAACGGTCAAATATGGGGGGCAATTACAGATGTCACTTCAATTTACACCGCCTATACAGTTAATACAGTTAATTACTATGATTATATTGATGGGACCACCATTTATTTTGAACAATCGTCAGGATTAACTGACAATAATTTAACTGCGGTTCCAATAACAAAAGATGAGGTATTATTAAAAGTAATTGACCAAGCTCAAGTTCAAACTAACGTTTTTGTTGAAAGAGGTAAGAATAGTGCTTACGAAAGAATACAAAGACTTGGGGAGGTAGATAACTTGGGGGATATGATTAATTACGGATATGGTTTTTTTAATGTGATTAACAAAGAAAACTAAAATGAAAAAAAGAACTAAACTATTTATAAATTAAATAAGAAGATATGGCAATTGGAAGCTATGGTACTATAAGACCGTCAGATGTTTCACCAGCGGATGTTGAAATCATAATGAATTACACCCCAAGTAGGGACGTTACGGATGCCTTTGTCCTAACAAAATTAGATGCTCAAACTATTTTACGACCTTATTTTGAGAATTCGGAAACAGGTGGTAATGCCGGTGTTGAGGTTTTAGGTGGGTTGTATAATTTAACATTACCTGCAAGTCAGTTTAATGCTTTAGGATTTTATACCCTTTATTTAAGACCTGCTCAAATTAGAACTGTAATTACTGATTGTGGAGTTTTAAGTGCTCTTCCAAATGTTAAAGGGTTGGTAATTGATTTGGCAAATGTACCAACACAATATCAAAATAAATTTGTTCCTCAAGGGTTAGTTGGTTTTAGAATCGAATACTTAAATCCGGACGGGTCAAAAATTCCAAATTTCTTTAGAGTAGTTACTTCAAGTTTCTATTGTGAACCTGTTGTAACAAACGAAGTTAATACTCAACAAAAGGCGATTAGATATAGATATGTTGACGGTTCATCAAATTTACTTTTCTTGACTTTATCACCGTCATCTTCACCAACAAACAAACCAAACGCAACACCGTTTATTGGTCAACCTAGCCAAGATATTATAATTTCAAATACATTTTTTAATCCAATTACATTGGAAATAGAAATGGTTGAATACGACATATCATCTCTTGCAATTGCTCTTTATGGTAATCAAACCAAATCAATTGATGATGGTATCTACACAATCTACGACTCTGCTAATAACATTTACAGACAATACAACTTATACGAGGTTAGAGACCAATTTAATGCGTTGTTATATGAAGTTAGACAGAATAGAGGTAATAATATTGATTTTAGTAAAAACTTCACAAATATAACAACTTAATGGCAGTAACTACGAATACGACAAAATATTTCTATCCGCCGAGACCCGGAAGTGGGGCTGCGACTTTCTCCGACAACATTGTAGGTTTACAGACTGTTGAGGGAGGAGGTTTAACGCAAGGTAATTTTGAGTTTACTACATCGGTTACTGAAAAAGTTAGTAGAAACTTTAATGTAGGGGCATTTTCTGAACCGTTAAGTTTACAATCATTAAACATTGAGGATGTTGCTGAAAGTAGAAGAATTATTGCGACTCAATTTAGGGTTTATCCTAATTATGATGTTTCTCAAGTTCTTAATTTCTCAATGTATGGTTCATTACGTAAGAGATTTCAAGTATCGGCGACTAAAGTAATTCATTATTTTCCTGCTTCATTAGATGTTATATTTAATAACTTAGAGTTTGTTACCGGAGCAACCGCGGTTAACATTTCTTACGATTCGGTTAATGATGAAACATATTTTGAAGTGAATGTCGATAGGATTAATAATCCTTTTGATATTGATTACTCAGTTAGTGCGGCTACTAACTTAAACTTAAGGGAAATAACTACATCACCTTATCGAAATTTGTATAACACTTATTTAGATTATTGTGTTAGTATTAATGATGACATCTTTAAGATTGTATCATTCCAACCATCACCAACATTAAGTACAGGATACATTTCATTTTATGTTTCAGGGGCACCATTTGGTACTACTGCAAGTACGATAAATGAGGATTTTCAAATTAGACCTAATGACTTAGTTGTTGATAGAATTTTTGCTGAAAGTTTTGATGAGGTTGAAAAATTCTTATTGAATAGATTAATAAGACCGGAATATACTGCGGTTTTCCAAGTTCCTGCCCAAACTGAAAATGGTGAGTTCTATACGAATTATCAACAAGTAACTTGGCCTAAAGATGGAGTGTGGAATTTAGACATTCGTTCATTTTTGTTTGATGATTACTTAACCCAATTAGATGAAATTGCTGTTAATTTAGATTCGTTTAAAACAAATTTAATCTCAAGATTTTTAGTTACAGATTCGTTAAAAGAATTTGATACCTTAGGTCAAAAGGTTGAAAAAATATTTCAAATTTACGGAAGAAGTTTTGACCAAATAAAACAGTTCATTGATGCATTGGCATATATGAATTCGGTTAACTACAATCCGTCAAACGACATACCATCTCAATTATTGGTAAACTTGGCACAAACCTTAGGGTGGACATCTAATTTTTCACCAATTACAGATGAGGATTTTTTAAGTTCTGTGTTTGGTAATACTGCAACTCCAACCTACCCTGGTTATGCAAGAGCCCTTACTCCAACTGAGATAAATTACGCTTTTTACCGTAATTTAATTCTGAATGCTGCTTACCTTTTTAAATCAAAAGGTACGAGAAGGTCAGTTGAGTTTATGTTAAGATTAATTGGTGCTCCGGATTCTTTAATTGAGTTTAATGAGCATATCTATTTGGCTGACCAAAAAATTAATTTAGACCAATTCTATGTTCAATGGGCTTCGATATCAGGAGGTACTTATGTTAATAAAGTTCCTTCATATTTGCCTGGTGATACCTATAGAATTAAAGGTGGAGTTTATTCGGGATATACATCAAGTGCGACTTACGAAGACGTTTCAATTCGTTTATCAGAATACCCTATTGATGTCTTTGGATATCCAAAAGCACCGGTAAATACTGAAAGTTATTTCTTCCAAGTTGGTTCCGGATGGTATGAATCAACACCACAACACAGAAGTCCTGATAAGGTTGTTATTACAGGTGCGGTTTATACCGGACAAAACTATAATATTCAAACTCAATTACAACCGTTTACTTATGGTCAACCATATTTAGACCGTTTCAGGGATTTCCCTTATATGACTGAAGGGTTTAAATTACAAAAAGTAGTTGATAACAATAAGTCATGGTTAGAGGAGGATACTAAAATAAGAGTTTCAACAAGTGCTGATTATAATGCTTATTATTTTGTTGACGATGAAAGATTAGTATTGAATGTTAAGAATGTCGACTTATTTTTAAATCCATCACAAGGATTGTTATATGATGTTTGGAAAGAATCGGTAGAGTATGATTACCCATTTCCTGAATCAGGTTTAACCGTTGGTTATCCGGTTCCGGGTGGAGTGGATTGGACTTATATTAATCCTGAGCCTAAAAAGAAAACATTCTTTGAATTCTCGCAAACATTTTGGGAGAATATGATTAATGTTAGGAATAGACAATACATCAGTGATGGTAAAACAGGGGGATATCCGGTACTCCAATCAATTTGGTGGAAATATATTGAATCCGAACAAACTGTTGGTTTACCTAATAACAAATATACATATCAAAAGTTAATTGATTATGTTAATGGTATTGGTCCTTATTGGATGAAGTTGGCAGAACAAATGGTGCCGGCAACAACAATTTGGAATTCAGGGGTTAAGATGGAAAACTCAATCTTACATAAACAAAAATTTGTTTATAGAAGACAAAGAGGCTGCCAATTTGTTCCTGTACCTGTCACACCATGTTTTATTATTTCAAACATATTTGATTACACTTGTACTACTGAGCGAACTAATTATAAGTTATTTCCTTGGTTAAATGGAGACCCTGATGTTGGGAACTTTAACAGTATTTTGGCGAATAGGATTAATAATATGTTATCCCAAAGTGGATATACATTAAATGATTGTATTCAAAATTCAGTTCAAACCGAGTGGTACGTTGATTTAAGAATTGAAAATGAGGTATTAATTAAAGAACCGGTTTTGAATCCGGATGGCACAAATTATGTTGGTTATGGATATACGGATGTTCCAACAAATGAGATGTGGAAAAATTCTGTATATGAGTATCTACCATTGTTATATGACTATGGGTTTCAAGGTGAAATAAGAGGGAATGATTTAATAGTGACAAGTTTAACTTGTACTGAAAGAAACATAAATGAAACCCTTACCTTATATGCAGGGATACAAATAAATATAAATTGTAATAGTAACTAATGGCATTTAATTATAACATAAATGTAACAGGAGATTGTAATAATACCTCAGCTGGGATAATTAACCTTATCATATCTGGTGGTTCTGACCCATATACAGTACAGTGGATTACACCTGAATTATCAACTGATTATAATATATCATCAGTAACTAAAACAAATTTAGTAAGTGGGACTTATAGTATTAGGGTTAATGATAGTACATTACCTACAAACCAAGTAGAATTTATTAATATTCCGGTTTCAAGTGGTGTTTGTTCTAGTATTTTAAATGTTGGTAACACAACTTGTTCGTTAGATAACGGTTCGGTTACAGGAACTTCAACAACACAATATTCATCAACTAATTATTATCTTTATCACGGTGATGGGGTTTTTAGTCAATCTGCCACAACAAATCAAGATAATGTGGTTTTTGGTAGTTTAACTGCCGGAACATATTACATGACTGTATTGGACCTTGGAGGTTGTACGGGTAGAAGCCAAAATTTTATAGTCGAAGAGTCAGAACCATTAAACTATGGGTTATACATGGTTCCAAATTCTGCTTGTGGAGGTACTCCAATAGGTAAAATTACTATTACAGGTCTTACAGGTCAACCACCATTTACTTATTTATGGGATACTGGCGCAAGTGGGAATACAATAACGGGTTTAACTGCCGGTGGATATTCTGTAACTGTTACTGATGGATATGGTTGTCAATTAAGTAAGAGTGCGACCGTAGTTAATGTTAGTCAATTAGGTTTTGGGACTTTTACTTCAACACCACCAAATTGTTTTGACGCGGACGGAACAATAAGTTTAACTGTCACAGGTGGAACTGCACCTTATTATTATTCTGCGTCTACCGGGGATGTTTTAATATCTTATTCTCAAACATATACAATTTCAGGTTTATCGTCAGGTGAGTATGGATTTTCAGTTACAGATGCTGGACTATGTCAATTAAATGTTACTACTTCAATTACTTCGGTAAATTCAATATCTTCTGTTAGTGTTAATACAACAAATTCAACTTGTTCTAGTGTTAATGGTGAGATATTAATTTCAGTTGTTGGTGGTGTAACACCGTATACTTATACATTAGTTTCTCCGGGTGGGTCAACCTCAAGTATAAGTGGTACTCAAACCGCTCAATTATTTTCTAATTTGTCTTCAGGTACATATAGTGTTGCTGTCGCTGATAGTTCAGGATGTGCCTACCTTGAAGAGGTTACAATTATTGCCGAAAACAAATATACAATTTCTACTCAGGTATCGGGGACTACTTGTGGAGGGACAAACGGTGCTGTTACTATCTTCACCACTCCGGGTTCTACATTACCGTTAGATTATTCAATTGATAATGGTGTGTATGATATTATTGACACTACATTAACTTCAGTGACTTTTAATAATTTAACTGCGGGTAATCACGTTGTTAGTGTGTCGGATGCGGATGACTGTATCCAAACCGCAAACATTTTAATTCTTGGAAGTAGTCCATTAGATTTTTCTTTGTATAGTACATCTTGTGGTACCGGTAATTCGGGTAAAATTACTGCATTTATTAATCAAGGAGTAACACCATTCAGTTTTTATTGGTCTGATAATGTTCCAAATAACCCACAACAAATCCAAGTATCAGGATTAACCGGAGGTACATACAGTTTAACTGTTGTTGGAAATGATGGATGTTCATTAGCTCGTACAACAACTATTAGTTGTAATGTTAGTTTAACGTCTTATCAAACATATGTTATGGGAGCTGAGGTGTTTAACATTGAATCGCCAACTAAATTTGGAATATTACAAATGTTAAATGAAGGGTTTTATGATTTAACTATTGATAATACAGGTTGTGATTTAGTTAGTGCCACGTTTACTGCTAAAGTTTCGGTAACTCCATTAGATTTAACGACGAGTGAGACATTTTATACATCTACATCATTAGGTAATGTTCCTGATGATAACTTATATTATGATACAATAACTCAGTTATTATTAAGTATTCCGGGTATTGGTAGTGTTGTTGTTAATCCTTCAAATAATATAATAACGATTGAAACGGCAAGAGGTAATGACACATTAATAGGTCAAGAAATTGTTATTGATTTGATAATAGAATATGATATAATTTGCTTAACATAATGACACAAATTAGAATTGATGAAATATCGGGGGGGACTTACCCAATTAGTGTATACATAGCTGATGTATATGGTAATAATCGTAGTTTATTAGGAGTTATTGGAACAGGTCCTGTACCTCCAACAGTTAACTATAATACTGTAATACCAACAATATTTAATACCGCTCCTGAAATTATGTTATTGTTAGTGGATGATAACGATTGTGAGATTTTTAAAATACTTGATTGTACTTTTGGTTGTGCGTTTGAAATCACTATTAACTTGGTGTCATGTATTGTTAATATTACCATTACAGAGCAATAATTACAATACTTAATAATAAAATTTTCATTTTTACTTTAATTGTAACTGAAATAGAATTGTTGTGGTATTTATTTAATAAAAACATCGAATGTCAATATATTCTATTCTTGTTACCAATAATGCACCTGGGTGTACCGCTGAAATCGAACAACAATTATCGGTTGTTGGATGTTCTCAGTATATTGTTAAGTTAACACCAAACTCAAATTCAATAGGACCATTTAATGTATATTTAGACGATATAATATATTACTCTGATGTTACCCGTAATGAATTATTAGACGGTGTTATTATTACAATTCAATGTGGTACTCCAACTAATACTCCAAGTCCAACACAAACTCCAACAAATACGCCTACTAATGCTGCTGCGGTTACTCCGACACCGACGGCAACAACAACTCAAACACCGACAAATACTCCAACTAATACTACCACTCCTACTCAAACGCCTACAAATACAGAAACACCTACTCAAACACCAACAAATACGGAAACTCCAACTCAAACGCCAACTAATACAGAAACACCTACTCAAACACCAACTCCAACTAATACAGAGACTCCAACTCAAACTCCGACTCCAACTAATACAGAGACGCCTACAAACACGCCTACTAATACAGAGACGCCTACAAACACGCCAACACCAACTAATACAGAAACTTCAACACAAACTCCGACTCCAACTAATACAAACACACCTACTAATACAGAAACACCAACTCAGACCCCAACTCAAACTAATACAGAGACGCCTACAAACACGCCAACACCAACTAATACAGAAACACCTACAAACACTCCAACTCCAACAACTACGGAAACTCCTACAAATACGCCAACACCAACTAATACGGAAACTCCGACTCAGACGCCTACTAATACCGAGACGCCTACAAATACGCCAACACCAACTAATACGGAAACTCCTACAAACACTCCAACTCCAACAACTACTGAAACTCCGACTCAAACACCAACTCAAACTCAAACTCCAACTAATACGGAAACTCCTACTCAGACTCCAACAAATACTCCGACACTGACTCAAACACCGTCACAAACAACTAGTTTATTTAAGGCGTATCTATTCCCTGAGGCATTAGATTCAACGTCTCAAGATAGTTTAGGTCAATTTATGTTTGACAATGGTGCTGATTGGTATGGATTCTTAAATAGTGGAGGTATACCGGGAAGTAGTAATTACGAGTCAAATATGTTGACTTACATTGAATATCCGGGATGGACCGGAAGTTCGGGTAATTTTATTACTAGTGTAACTAATTTAACAGGAAATATTAGACAGAGTTCGGGTTCAGGTACCGATACGTTTGGATGTTCTCAAAATCAATATACGTTTGGAACTATTGAGGTTACAACAAGTAATGTTAATCCTAATGTACAATATGATTACAGTATTTGGATTCCACTCGCAGGGGTTGGAAATACATTAACTAATATGACGGTCGATGTTGGGTCATCAAGTCCTTGTACTAGTAATATATTCTCAGATGGTATTCCGGATTTAGGTAATGCTGCAATCGATGTGGATGTTCCGATAGGGTCAATATTACCTGCAGGGACATATAGAGTTCTTTGGAATTTTGTAGTACCGGCAACACTTCCATTAGGAGCAACAATATATTTTAAAGGTGATACAAAAACATAATATTCAATAATATAAAACAATAATATAATATAATATAATATGGCATTTCAATATAAGAATCCGATTTCATTAACTCAAAGTTCAGGGACCGATACTGTAGGTAGGACGGTTACGTTTGGTAATACATTCTCGGTTTTGAATATTGGGGGGTATATGGAGGTTTGGGAATTAAACGATTTAGAGTTAATTTTAACAGCTTCTACTTATCCTGCGCAGATTCAGTTATCTGCAAATACGATACCGATTAATTTTACTAAAGGAACGGGAAGTGCATTTTCACCGGACAGTATTAGTTTAAATTCGGATAATATATCATCAGGTAGAAGAAGATTGGGTATGGAAGTGTGGGTTCAAGAAACAAATACTTCCTACCAATATGTTATTCCTAATTATGAAACTCTTTGGAATAATTTATCGGGTTTAACTGGTAATTCTGCAATTACCCAAACAGATTATACAACGGTAGTTAATAACCGTTCACAAGCGGGTAAAAATTTTATTAGTGCTTGGACAGGTTCAACAATTGAAGGGGTTAATGGAGTTACAAGAGATAATGCCAGATGGAGAATTGTAAGTGCTACTGATATTCAAATAACAGGAGGTACATATTATTCTGCGACAACAACTTTAGACTTATTCAATAGTACCGGAGGTACAATATCAATATCAGGTTTTAATGGGGCTATAACAGGTGGAACATATAACAGTGGTACTGAAACGTTAACCCTTAATAATAGTGATGGTTCTTTAGTAAATGTTTCAGGATTCACATCAGGTGGAGGTAGTCCTCTTACAGTTTATGATGCCACGTCAGGTGTAACAGTAACTAATGTTACAGGTATGACATTTTCAGGGGCTTCAGTTATTAATGATGGCGGAGGTAATGTAACAATTAATTTTACAGGAGGAACTAGTGGAACTTCAGGTACTAGCGGTATTGATGGAACATCAGGGACTTCAGGAATTGATGGGACATCAGGTACTAGTGGTACAGATGGAACTTCAGGTACTAGTGGTATTGACGGAACTTCAGGTACTAGTGGGACAGATGGTACATCAGGTACAAGCGGTATAGATGGTACATCAGGTACAAGTGGTACAGATGGAACATCAGGGACTAGTGGTATTGATGGAACTTCAGGAACAAGTGGAACTTCAGGGATAGACGGGACATCAGGTACAAGCGGTATAGATGGTACATCAGGTACAAGCGGTATAGATGGTACATCAGGTACATCAGGTACATCAGGTACAAGTGGAATAGACGGTACATCAGGTACTAGTGGTATTGATGGAACATCAGGAACTTCGGGAACAGATGGAACTTCAGGAACAAGTGGTATTGACGGAACGTCAGGTACTTCGGGAACAGACGGTACTTCAGGAACTAGTGGTATTGACGGAACGTCAGGTACTTCAGGAACTAGTGGCATTGACGGAACTTCAGGTACTAGTGGGACAGATGGTACATCAGGTACAAGCGGTATTGATGGAACATCAGGAACTTCGGGAACAGATGGAACTTCAGGAACTAGTGGTATTGATGGAACTTCAGGAACAAGTGGAACTTCAGGAATAGACGGAACATCGGGTACTAGTGGTACAGACGGGACATCAGGTACAAGTGGAATAGACGGAACTTCAGGTACTAGTGGTATTGATGGAACATCAGGAACTTCGGGAACAGATGGAACTTCAGGAACAAGTGGAACTTCAGGAATAGACGGAACATCGGGTACTAGTGGTACAGACGGGACATCAGGTACAAGTGGAATAGACGGAACTTCAGGTACTAGTGGTATTGATGGAACATCAGGAACTTCGGGAACAGATGGAACTTCAGGAACTAGTGGTATTGACGGAACGTCAGGTACTTCAGGAACTAGTGGAGTAGACGGTACATCAGGAACTTCGGGAATTGATGGTACATCAGGTACTAGTGGTACAGACGGTACTTCAGGTACAAGTGGAATAGACGGTACTTCAGGTACAAGTGGAATAGACGGTACTTCAGGTACAAGTGGAATAGATGGTACTTCAGGTACATCAGGTGTGACAGGTTGTTCGGGTATTGACGGTACAGATGGTACATCAGGTACTTCAGGTATTAACGGTACAGATGGAACTTCAGGTACTTCAGGAATTGATGGAACTTCAGGAACTTCGGGAATTGATGGAACTTCAGGGACTAGCGGTATTGATGGTACTAGCGGAACTTCAGGAACTAGTGGAACAGATGGTACTTCAGGTACATCAGGGACTAGTGGTATTGATGGAACATCAGGGACTAGTGGTATTGATGGAACATCAGGGACTAGCGGTACATCAGGAATAGACGGAACTTCAGGTACATCAGGAACTTCAGGAACAAGTGGTACTTCAGGAATAGATGGAACGTCAGGTACTTCAGGTACAAGTGGAACTTCAGGGATAGATGGTACATCAGGAACATCAGGAACAAGTGGGACAGACGGTACATCAGGTACCTCAGGAACTAGTGGTATTGACGGAACTTCAGGAACTAGTGGTATTGACGGAACTTCAGGAACTAGTGGTATTGACGGAACGTCAGGTACTTCAGGAATTGATGGTACATCAGGAACAAGTGGTATTGACGGAACTTCAGGAACTTCAGGAATTGATGGTACATCAGGAACTAGTGGAACTTCAGGAATAGATGGTACATCAGGTACAAGTGGTACTTCAGGAATAGATGGTACATCAGGTACAAGTGGTACTTCAGGAATAGATGGTACATCAGGTACTTCAGGAATTGATGGAACATCAGGTACAAGTGGTACTTCAGGAATAGATGGAACTTCGGGAACAAGTGGGACTTCAGGAATAGATGGAACTTCGGGAACAAGTGGAACTAGCGGTATTGACGGAACGTCAGGTACATCAGGGACTAGTGGAACCTCAGGTACAGATGGTACTTCAGGTACTAGCGGAATAGATGGAACATCAGGTACAAGTGGAACTTCAGGTATTGACGGTACTTCAGGAACAAGTGGAACTTCAGGAATTGATGGTACTTCAGGTACTTCAGGAATTGATGGAACATCAGGTACCTCAGGAACATCAGGTATTGACGGTACTTCAGGAACAAGTGGTATTGACGGAACGTCAGGTACTTCAGGAATTGATGGTACTTCAGGTACTAGTGGAACTTCAGGTATTGATGGGACTTCAGGTACAAGTGGAACTTCAGGAACAACAGGAACAAGTGGAACTTCAGGTATTGACGGTACTTCAGGTACTAGCGGTACTTCAGGAACAACCGGTACAAGTGGAACTTCAGGTACAAGTGGAATAGATGGTACATCAGGGACTAGTGGAACTTCAGGAATTGATGGGACATCAGGAACAAGTGGAACTTCAGGGACCTCAGGTACATCAGGTATTGATGGAACTTCAGGGACTTCAGGAATTGATGGTACATCAGGAACAAGTGGTGTTGACGGAACATCAGGTACTTCAGGAATAGATGGAACTTCAGGTACGTCAGGAACTAGTGGTATTGATGGTACTTCAGGTACTTCGGGAACAAGTGGAACATCAGGTATTGATGGTACTTCAGGTACTTCAGGTATTGATGGTACATCAGGAACTAGCGGAACAGATGGCACTTCAGGTACTTCAGGTACAACGGGAACTAGTGGTACTTCAGGAATTGACGGAACATCAGGTACAAGTGGTACTTCGGGAACAACCGGGACTTCAGGAACAAGTGGAACGGACGGAACTTCGGGAACTTCAGGGACTAGTGGTACGACAGGTACATCAGGTACATCAGGAACTAGTGGAACTACGGGTACTTCAGGAACTAGTGGTACTACAGGTACTTCAGGAACGGATGGTACATCAGGAACAAGTGGTACAACGGGAACTAGTGGTACTTCAGGAATTGATGGAACATCAGGGACTAGCGGAACCGATGGAACTTCAGGGACTAGCGGAACAGATGGTACATCAGGGACTAGCGGAACAGATGGTACATCAGGAACTAGTGGTACAAGTGGAACATCGGGTACAAGTGGAATAGATGGTACATCAGGTACTAGTGGAACTACAGGTACTAGTGGAACTGACGGTACTTCAGGTACTAGCGGAACAACAGGAACAAGTGGTACTTCAGGAACAACCGGTACTAGTGGTACAACAGGAACAAGTGGAACTTCAGGAACGACAGGTACTTCAGGGACAAGTGGAGAAAATGGTATTTCCGCAGGTCAGGTATTTTACTTCAATGAAAGTCAGAATAGTGATGTTTCGGGTTATAAAGTATTATCAACAGACCCATCAACGGCTACAACACAAACTTTAACAACAAATTTAACAGGAAGTCAACAAAATGTTTTGGTTTCCGATTACATAACGCCACAATTAGGTTTTGCAGTAATTCCTGGTGGTGTACAAAGATTTCATTTACATTATCTAAAACCGGCATCAAATGATGATATCGATGCTTATGTTGAAATTCAATTAGCAACTTCGTCGGGAACACCAATAGGTCCAACAATAACGTCTAACGTTGCCTTAATTGGGTGGGTTAGTTCTGTGGTACCTGTTGAGGTTAATGTCGATATTGTTTTACCGACAACAACAATTGACCCAACAAATAGAATGATTGTTAGGTTATATTTGAGTAATAATGATTCAAGTTCGAGGTCAGTGGTATATTATACTGAAGGTAATTCATATTATTCATTTGTATTAACATCAGTTGGGGCAATTGCTGGAACATCAGGGACATCAGGGACATCAGGTATTAACGGAACTAGCGGTACTTCGGGTATTGATGGTACTTCAGGAACGAGCGGTACAGATGGTACTTCAGGTACAAGCGGTACAGATGGAACTTCAGGAACTAGCGGTATTGATGGAACTTCAGGAACTAGTGGTACAGATGGTACTTCAGGTACAAGCGGAACATCGGGAATTGATGGTACTTCGGGCACATCAGGAACAAGTGGTACATCAGGTACTAGTGGTACATCTGGGATAGATGGAACATCAGGAACAAGTGGTACTTCAGGTATTGATGGTACTTCGGGTACAAGTGGAACAACAGGAACTAGTGGTACTTCGGGTATTGATGGAACCTCAGGAACAAGTGGAACTTCGGGAATAGACGGAACTTCAGGAACTAGCGGTACAACAGGTACATCAGGAACAAGTGGTGTTGACGGAACGTCAGGTACTAGTGGAACAGATGGTACTTCAGGTACTTCAGGTACAAGTGGAACAGATGGAACTTCAGGAACAAGTGGTGTTGACGGAACGTCAGGTACTAGTGGAACAGATGGTACATCAGGTACAAGTGGAACAGATGGAACTTCAGGAACTAGCGGTACGACAGGTACGTCAGGAACTAGCGGTACAACAGGTACATCAGGAACTAGCGGTACAACAGGTACGTCAGGTACTAGTGGAACAGATGGTACTTCAGGTACTAGCGGAACAGATGGTACTTCAGGTACTTCAGGTACAAGTGGGATAGATGGAACTTCAGGAACAAGTGGTACAACAGGTACCTCAGGTACTTCAGGTACTTCAGGTACAAGTGGGATAGATGGAACTTCAGGTACAAGTGGAACAGATGGAACTTCAGGAACAAGTGGTACAACAGGTACCTCAGGTACTTCAGGTACAAGTGGGATAGATGGAACTTCAGGAACTAGCGGTACGACAGGTACGTCAGGAACAACAGGTACAAGTGGTACTTCAGGAATAGATGGAACATCAGGAACTAGCGGTACGACAGGTACGTCAGGAACAACAGGTACAAGTGGTACTTCAGGAATAGATGGAACATCAGGAACTAGCGGTACGACAGGTACGTCAGGAACTAGCGGTACAACAGGTACATCAGGGACTAGCGGTACAACAGGTACCTCAGGAACTTCAGGTATAGATGGAACATCAGGTACTAGCGGTACTTCAGGAACTACAGGTACGTCAGGAACAAGTGGAACTAGCGGTACTTCAGGTACTACAGGTACAAGTGGTACGTCAGGAACAAGTGGTACTTCGGGTATAGATGGTACATCAGGAACTAGTGGTACTTCAGGAACTACAGGTACAAGTGGAACCACAGGTACAAGCGGAACATCAGGGACAACAGGTACTAGTGGAACTTCAGGTACAAGTGGGACAACAGGTACTAGTGGAACCTCAGGCATTGACGGAACTAGCGGTACTTCGGGAACGGATGGTACATCAGGTACTTCAGGAACGACAGGTACAAGTGGAACATCAGGAACGACAGGAACTAGCGGTACTTCAGGTACTACAGGTACAAGTGGTACGTCAGGAACAAGTGGTACTTCGGGTATAGATGGTACATCAGGAACTAGTGGTACAACAGGTACAAGTGGAACTTCTGGTGTTAATGGAACTTCAGGTACTTCAGGAACAACAGGTACAAGTGGAACTTCGGGTGTTAATGGAACTTCAGGTACATCAGGAACTACAGGAACTAGTGGAACTTCAGGTGTAAATGGAACTTCAGGAACAACAGGTACATCAGGAACAACAGGTACAAGTGGAACTTCGGGTGTTAATGGAACTTCAGGTACATCAGGAACTACAGGAACTAGTGGAACTTCAGGTGTAAATGGAACTTCAGGAACAACAGGTACATCAGGAACTACAGGTACTTCAGGAACTAGTGGAACAACAGGTACAAGTGGTACATCAGGTACAAGTGGAACCTCAGGTGTTAATGGTACATCAGGTACATCAGGAACTACAGGAACAAGTGGTACGACAGGTACATCAGGAACTAGTGGTACTTCAGGAACAACAGGTACCTCAGGCACAAGTGGGACATCAGGAGTAAATGGAACATCAGGAACAAGTGGAACTTCAGGTATTGATGGAACATCAGGAACTTCGGGTGTTAATGGTACATCAGGAACAACAGGGACTAGTGGAACTTCGGGAACTAGCGGTACGACAGGAACAAGTGGAACTAGCGGTACGACAGGTACAAGTGGAACTTCGGGTGTTAATGGAACTTCAGGAACAACAGGGACTAGTGGTACGACAGGTACAAGTGGAACTTCGGGTGTTAATGGAACTTCAGGAACAACAGGGACTAGTGGTACAACAGGTACTTCAGGAACTACAGGTACAAGTGGTACATCAGGTACTACAGGAACTAGCGGAACCTCAGGTATTAACGGAACTTCAGGTACATCAGGAACAACAGGAACAAGTGGAACTTCGGGAGTAAATGGAACATCAGGTACTTCGGGTACTACAGGAACAAGTGGAACTACAGGTACATCAGGTACTTCGGGTACTACAGGAACAAGTGGAACTTCGGGTGTAAATGGTACATCAGGAACTAGTGGAACAACAGGTACATCAGGAACAACAGGTACATCAGGAACAACAGGAACTTCAGGTACTTCAGGAACTACAGGTACAAGTGGTACAACAGGAACGAGTGGTACTTCAGGTGTTAACGGTACATCAGGTACTTCGGGTGTAAATGGTACATCAGGTACTTCAGGAACAACAGGAACTAGCGGAACAACAGGTACATCAGGAACTAGTGGAACTACAGGAACTAGCGGTACAACAGGTACATCAGGAACTTCGGGTGTTAATGGAACATCAGGAACAACAGGTACTTCGGGAACTAGCGGTACGACAGGAACAAGTGGAACAACAGGTACGAGTGGAACTTCAGGTGTTAATGGAACATCAGGAACAACAGGTACTAGTGGAACTTCAGGTACTAGTGGTATTGCTAATATACTGAACAATGCTAATAATAGATTAACCACCGCAACTGGTAACTCAGGTGAATTACAAGCTGAAACAAATGCGACATTTGATGGTTCAACATTAAGAATTACTGGTGATACTGTAATGACAGGTTCATTAACCGCAGCATCCAAATCATTCGATATCCCTCATCCAACTAAAGAAGGTTATCGTTTAAGATATGGTGTCTTAGAGGGACCAGAACATGGAGTTTACTTTAGAGGTAGTACAACACAAAAAGTAATTGAATTACCGGATTATTGGGTTGGATTAGTTCATGAAGATAGTTTTACAGTGAATCTAACCTCAATTGGTAAACCTTGTGAAAACTACATTGTTGAGATTAAAGATAACAAAGTCTTTATAGATAGTGGTTGTGACGATATTAATGTATTTTATTTAATATACGCAGAACGAAAAGACGTTGAGAAAGTTTTATTGGAATATAAACCAATAAAATAATAATAAAAAAAGGGACATTAAGTCCCTTTTTTTATTTAATTAAATGTTGTATTTGGTCTATAACCATTTTTGGTGTGATTGAGGTATGACATTCGAATTGTCTTTCAGTTCCTTTATGTACGGGGCACCAATTCCAATCTCCTTTATCGAAGGTAAATTCAGGATTATTCCAACATCCATTACATACTTTTTTATTTGTAATTCGAGTACAATTTATTGTAAATTCGTGGTCATGTTGGGTAAAATTACTAATCATAACAACTTCTTTACCTAATCCCCAAGCTAACCAAGATAAACCACTTGATAAACCTATAAAGAACTCACTGTGATTAATAACACTTATGGTGTGAGACATAGATGTGTTTTTAATTTTATTTACGTTCTCAAATGGGTTATCCTCTTTTGAAACATTTATTATTTTATAACCTAAACTATGAAGATGATTAATTAATGTTTGCCACGCTTCTCTTGTCCAAAATTTACATCCTGCCGTTGAATTAGTTGCAATGGTGACATATTTCTTCTGATAAGGTCTTGGATTAGTAGGGTTATGTATTTTTGGTTGTATTTCAACATAATCTAAACCTAATATGTTAGTTATTGTTTGTTGTAATGGTATTAAATTAGGTTGAATTGGTTCTTTATTTTTATCGTAGAACCATCCAATAGAATACATTGCAATTAAATTGGGTACAGGTATGCCTGGTGTTACAAATTCGATTTCCGGATACTCACTTTCAAATAAATGATTCCAAAACGTTGACACAATAACTTTACAATTGTGTTTCTTTTTGAACTCCATAACATAAGGAATCCATGCAATTGAATCACCTAATGATTTACTATCAAATGCGATATAAACTCTCTTGTTTGTAAAGTCTAAGGTATTATCATAGATAATAACATTATCACGAGTTACAGTCGTTCTCCATTTGGTGTAATAATTTCTACTTAGTTTAATCCAATGATTTGGTTTTATTGTGTTTTCATAATGACAAACACCTTCTTCGTCAAAGAATTTAATATTATAGTCTTTATCACCTGTTCCTTTTATTTCTAAAAATGGTTCTTTAACAAAATGTTGAAATATTTGAACTTCTTCATCAATAATAATTTGTTTCTTTATTGGTTGATTTAATATTCGTTGATATAATTCATAATTTTTTTCAGCAAATTCTTTTGCGGTGTATAAAGGAAACTCGTAAACTTTTTCATCTTTGATTAAATCTAAAAGTTGATTTTTCATATCAAAAATATCACCTGACATTTGTTTAATGTAAGGCGTAAACATATCCATATATTGTGGTAGGTTTCTTGCTAATATTTTTAATCCGTAAGAAATACCTTCTCGTAATACTAATGGATTACATTCCCAAGTTGAATTAAACATTAACACATCAGCAGCGGCCATAAAATCACTAACATTGTCTTTCTCACCCCACACTCTAACGTTAGATGGTAAATTTTTCATTATTGGTTCCCAATAATTTTGGAAGTTTGGGGCTTGGTTTCCGATGAAATGAAATTCTAACTCAGGGTAAAAATTTTCAACTAATCGTGCAATTTCAACACCCTCTTCTTGATTTTTACCTGATGTCCATAATCCAACATTTATTATATGTGTTTTGTTTGGGTCTAAACCTAATTTATTTTTTGCACTTTCTTTTGATAATACAATTGTTGGGTTATAAGGGAATTCAATTACTTCACCATGTGATGGCATATTCGTAAAGGTTACTTCCTTATGGAATGGTGAACAAAATGAATACGAGTCAGGGTGGAATATTTTTTCATTATCCGGTTGGAATACAACATTATGACAAGTTTCAACAACTCTCCAAGTTCGGTCATTTTTGTAAATGAAGTTCATTAATTCATTTGACAATTTATTATAATAATCAAACGATTCAATCATTTCATCCAAATGGATTACATCAAAATAATTTTCCTCAATAATTTTCTTTAATTCGTTTTTATCTTCACCTAATGTCCAAAAATGGGTTGATGGTATTAACTCTTTAATTCTGTTTTTTTGAACAACATAATGGTCACTATGGTTTGAATACTCCACAACAAATAACTCCATCTTATCTTGATAATATTTCAATAACGATTCAATTCGTTTTAATAGGAATGATGGCATACCTCCGGTTGATAAATGAGGAGCTAAAAACAATACTTTCATTTTGTCATTACCATCAATTATTTCAAACATTTTATCAATTTCTGATTGACGTTTTTCTCCGTGGAAAACTTTTATGTTATTTTTGTCTTCAGGTATTGTGTAAAATTCTCTAACTGTTGTACGTTTGTTTCCGTTAAATTTGAAGAAGTGTTTTAGTGTGTCAGCTCCTGTAACATTAATGTATGAAATTGGTAATCCTTCATGATTTGGATTTATTTTCCATGTTAGTACATTGTAAATTGTTTCTTCATGATATGGAGCAATCTCTTTTAATGAAACTAATTTTGGTAAAATATCTTTAGTATCTTTCCATGTTCTTAAGAAATCTTTTGTGTTAGAATTACCGACCAAAAGATTTGTGGTCTTATAATAACTTCTTTGATTTGGTTGTAATCCCATGAATTTCATTAATGGCCACTCTAAAGTGTTTTCATAATCAATTGTGTTGTTTTCTTTCCAAAATGGATTCCCAACTAAAGAACCGTCAGGGTTAACTAATAAAACATATTCGTAAGGACCTAAAGTCGCTAATGGAAAATCTTTTACTTTTTCGCAATAATCAAATAGTTCGTCAATATTTTTATTTGCAATACTATCTGAATCAAGATAAACCCATTCATCTATAATTGAGGATGCGTCTAACATCACATCAACTTTAGCTCCTAATGTTAGGTATGTTCTAATTTGTTGTCTGTTAACATATGAATTACCATTAACGTTTGAAATAAAACTTGATTCATCAATCTCAGGTAGATTTAGGTTTAATCTAATACAAGTTGTTTCTTTTTGTAAATCACTTGAACCATCATAATCTATGGTATAAACAAAAATTTTATATTTAGAATATTTTTGAATACTTTTAACTAAATTTAGTGTAATGTGTTCATAATTTTCAGTTGTGTGAGTTATAAATGCTCTCATATTTAAACTTTATGTAATGATATTAAATTGTTGATTTTATTATAACCTTTAATTATAAAATTATTGGTATTTTTGAAGTTTGATAAGTTTAGTGAATACGGTTGTTTTGAACTCATGTCCATGTATTCTTGTTCTAAAATTATATTATTTTGGTCATCTAAAATTTGTAGTTTTAGATAAGGTAAATCAAGTAGTGGTTTAAATGATAGGGTACCGTTTTTTAATTTAACATTAACTACCTTACCACCTGAGAAATAATTTAAATCACTTAGTAATTTAATTCGGTCCTCTTTTTTATAACCGGTTACGTGTACAATGAAGTCTCCCGGATTCCATACCAAATTATTCACATCAAAATTATGGAAAACCATAAATGGTGAATTCATATACCAAAATCGATTCAGTATTTTTTCATCAATAATTTTAATGTGATTTGAAAATTCCGGTTTTATAATGGTTATTCTTGCCTGTCTACCCTCGTAGTCAAAAGTATTAATATCCATATTTTCCGGCCATCCATTGGCCTCCCATATGTCTTCTAATATTTTAATACCCATTTCGTCATTTTTAACTAAAAATTGACTTGTTATTGTATTATCAGTATTGAATGGGGTGATGGTTGGAGTGTCAATTGCGGGTATATTATGTGAGGGGACGATAAATGAATATTTTTCGTCAATAATGGTTTCCAATTTGATAGTTGGATTCATTATTAAACAATCCAAATCAATAAAAAACACCCAATCAAATTCATTTGATTTTAATAGTTCAATTGATTTTGATATTTTGTACCACGACGCGTGTCTATCAGTCTCTTCAACTTTATGTTTTATTAATGTGTAATTGTGTAATTCACAATATTGTTGAATGTTATCATCAACGGTTATTTTTTTCATTTCTTCGTAGTTGTCGTCATAAACAACTAAGACCGCAATTTTTTTAGTATCTACTTTTTTTTTTAACCACCAAGTTCCAAACCATTCTTTAGTTACTTGAGAATCATACCCATTTTTCTCACAAAATTCATCAACAGCCGGATTAACTCCAAATACTCCGTGATAGAAATTATTACTATAAATGTGTTTATCTTTTCCATTTTGGGTAAAATTAGGGTCTTTATTCCAATCCATGTTGATATAATCGTGACCACATAAATAACCGCCTTCTTTTACTTTAGGATACCATAATTCAATATCTTGAACAACATAATCGTAAGCGTGATTTGCATCAATGTAGACAAAATCTAAAGAATTGTCTTCAAACATATTAGAGGCGATTTCTGAGGTTGCTCTAACCATTACTGCTCTATCTTCAAATCCTTTAATGTTATTCATCGCTTCACCATAAATTTGAGTTTCATGATTACCGTGGTTACTTGCATCTAAGTATTCTTCATTTGATAGAGGTCTCCAAACATCAACCATATACAATGAACCTTCCCAATTTTCCATAATTTCTTTTGAGAACTCACCTTTAAATGTTCCTACTTCTACACCTTTTCCTTTTGGAAACTCTTTCCCAATTTCGTTTATTAAATCAATACGAGATATTTCTTTATGTTTCATAAGTTAAATTTTGTTTAAAATATACAAAAATTAAGAATAAAAAAAAGGGAATAGTAGCGAACTTTCCCTTTTTATATGTTACCATTACTGATAACGGTCCTAAATGTCCTCACTTGGAGGGTTTTTGTGTTCATTAAACTTATAAAATGTTAATAATTTTAATGAATCGTTATATTGTTTTTCAAGTCTATCTAATTCATCAATGGATGTTGCACCTTCACAGGCGTTATTGTAATTATCTTCGGCTTCTTGGATAATTTTTTCTATGGTTGAAAGAAGTTTCATATCTTATAAATATTCCCAACCCCTATCTTTATTTGTTTTTTAATAAAAGTATATTTCTTTTTGTATAAAACCCACTATGGGGTTATTTATAATAGTGTTAAAAAACAAAAAATAATATAGATGGCAAATGTTAGTTTGATGGCGTATAACGCAGGTAGTAATCAAGATTGGGCGTTAAATACCAGTAGGGTTTCAGTTGCTGTAAATAGTTCTGTTAATTTAACTAATTTGGATTGGTGCTCGACTTGTGGGGTATGTGATAATTATAATCTTCTAATTGATTCTTATTTTATGAATAAGACAGATGAAGAGTCTGCATTTATGTTATGTTATTGTACTAATGATTTAACGGATGAGAGTTTAATTAATCTTATTAATAGAATTGCGATAGCAAAATCCGAAGGTCCATTTCTAACTTTATTAACCGCGATGGATTGGGCGATTACAAATGGAATATTTGTAACCAATCAAAATTACCCACCAATTGTTACAAGTGGTAATACCTTAAATCTTGACGCAGGATTACCATCTTCATACCCAAAAACAGGTACTGTATGGTATGACTTAACTAATAATCCCAACAATAACGGAACATTGGTTAATGGTGTTACTTATAACTCAGGTTTAAAGGGTTATTTGGGTTTTAATGGTGCCAATCAATATGTTTCTTTTACAACACCAACAAATATACCAATCGGTAATTCAAATTACACTATAAGTGTTTGGTTTAATACTGATACTCTTGGGGAAAAAGGTCTTGTTGGGTGGGGTAATTATGGTGCAACAAATCAAGTAAATGCTTTCCGACTTACTTCTTCAGGATTGGTAAATTATTGGTGGGCAAACGATTTAAGTGTTACAACAACAATAACACCGGGACTTTGGTATAATGCGGTTGCTACTTTTGATGGTACTACAAGAAGTATTTGGGTTAATGGTGTTTTAATTGGTTCTGACACTCCTACCGGGCATAATGTTCCTAATGCTAATAACCTTACAATAGGATTAACAAATATAACTGAATATTTTGATGGTAATATCGGAGAAGTTCAAATTTTTAATAGAGGATTAACGTCGAATGAGATTGTAAATAACTATAATGCGTTAGTAACAAGATATAACGGGTCAGATACAAATATTTGTGTAACGCCAACTTATTGTCCTGTGTTAACTCAAACACCAACACCAACTAACACTGTAACACCAACAGATGCCCAACCAACTCAAACTCCAACCCAAACTTCAACTAACACTCCAACACCTACAAATACAGAAACTCCGACTAATACTCCAACTCAAACTAATACTGAGACGCCAACAAACACGCCAACAAATACAGAAACTCCGACTAATACTCCGACTCCGACTAATACTGAAACACCAACACAAACTATAACACCTACAAACACGCCAACAAACACAGAGACTAGTACTCCGACTAATACTGCTACTCAGACTCCAACTCCGACAAACACAGAGACTAGTACTCCGACTAATACTGCTACTCAGACTCCAACTCCGACTAATACTGAAACACCAACACAAACTATAACGCCAACTAATACAGAAACTCCAACTAACACTCCAACAAACACAGAGACTAGTACTCCGACTAATACGCCAACTAATACAGAAACTCCGACTCAAACACCAACACCTGCAAATACAGAAACTCCGACTAATACTCCGACTCCGACAAATACTGAGACACCAACAAACACGCCAACAAACACAGAGACTAGTACTCCGACTAACACTGCTACTCAAACTCAAACGCCAACAAACACGCCAACAAACACAGAGACTAGTACTCCGACTAACACTGCTACTCAAACTCAAACGCCAACAAACACGCCAACTAACACAGAGACTAGTACTCCGACTAACACTGCTACTCAAACTCAAACGCCAACAAACACGCCAACTAACACAATAACTCAAACACCTACTAACACTGCAAGTCAAACTCAAACGCCAACGAACACAATAACTCAAACACCTACTAACACTGCAAGTCAAACTCAAACGCCAACTAACACAATAACTCAAACTCCAACAAATACCCCTACCAATACAATAACACCAACTAACACAATAACTCAAACTCCAACAAATACCCCTACCAATACAATAACACCAACTAACACAATAACTCAAACTCCTACTAACACCGCAACTCAAACTCAAACACCTACAAGAACATCAACTCAAACTCCAACACCAACTGCAACTCCGATAATTTTTAACAGTTGTGATGTTGCATTTAATAATTCAGGAAATGTATATCATTATAATCCAACTCTTAATACTTCAGAGTTAGTATTATCAACTGGGATTGGTTCCCCTGATATTGCTATGACAAGTAATAAATTATGGTTATACAATACTACTGATATTTATGAATATGATTTAACATTGAGTCCGTTTAGTGTATCTCAAACGCCTAATAGAATAATATCTTATCCGGCAGGAGCGTATGGGGCAGGATTAGGGGCAATTAATAATACTACATTATTAATGGGTGGTTCTTCAATATATTCGTTAAATATTACAACAACAACTGCAACAAGTACTTTATTATTTAATTTACCATCCGGTACATTTGTTGATGGAGACATAGTTTATAATCCAACAACAACACACTATTTTGTAACATATTCGAATGGGTCTAATAGTTTTATTGGTGAATTCTTAAGTGATGGTACAGTTTGGAACTCCACCCAATTACCGTTTACTAATGCTTGGGGTATGTACATTGTTGGTACCACATTATATGTTGTACAGGGTACCCGTCAAGTATGGTCAATTAACCCTACAACCTTAGCAGCAACATTCGTACAAACAGTTGCTGGTGTTCCAGGTATTTCAGGAGCGGCACAATCACCAAGTTGTATTACAAGTGAATTTACACAAACCCCTACTCCAACACCTACAAAAACAATGACTCAAACGCCAACAAATACTATAACTAAAACCCCAACAAATACCCCTACAAACACAATAACACCAACAAATACTATAACTAAAACCCCAACAAATACCCCTACAAACACAATAACTCCAACAACAACACCTGAATGTTTGGCACCTGTTTTAAATAATATCGTTGATAATGGTTCAACTTTAACAATTAACTATTCATTACCTGCTGGTGGAGGTTCTTGTGGAGCTTTATTTTGGTATTCATCAACTGATGGAATAAATTATACAATAATTTGTACGGCATGTGCTTGTGGAAGTTCTTATACTTTCTCAAAACCTTTAGTTGCTACTTATTATAAAGTTTATCAAGGATGTAATACTTCACCGACTACAAGTTCATTTTCTAACGTTTTATTTTATTTAGCTCCAACTCAAACGCCAACTCAAACTAAAACACCAACAAATACACCAACTAATACACTAACAAAAACACCTACTAATACACCAACAAGAACTCAAACTCCAACAGTAACTCCAACCTTAACACCAACACCAACCGAAACACTACCAATAGTTTGTGTATGTTATACATTATTTTATACTAGTAGTCCACCATTTACCCCTTACATTGGGTATACAAATTATCAATATACTGCTTGTAATGGAACCGTAACAAATGTAGGTGTAGGTGAATTTGACTCGCCATTAGATGTTTGTGCTCAACAAGATAGTGTTGTAAAAACCGGTGGTGATGGTGATGGTTATTGGGAAATAGCGGTAAATGATTGTTGTTTACCTCCACCAACACCAACCCCAACACCAACAACACCACCATCTTTATGTTTAACAGACTTTCAATATGGTTTAAGCGCTTCTAATGCTTGTAATAACCCATTGCTTGATTTTAATTGTGCCGATAGTTGTGATTTGTGTTCAGCAACAATTTTAAATTCGGGTGACGGAGAGGGTAATTGTTATTTATCTCCTGCAACGGCGGGGTGGTATAGTGATGGAACAAATCGAAGATATTGGGACGGTACATCTTTTGGAGTTTGTTCTTTGTGTACTGGATGTTTAGTTTCCGATACCTTAATAACATTATCGGATGGGTCAACCAAATTAATACAAGATATTCAAGTGAATGATGTACTTAAATCTATTGATGTATCAGGAATGCCTCAACCTGCGAATGAGTGGTACTCTTGGAGTAGTGATACATTGAATTATGTTAGTTCAACATCAACGGTTATTAATTTTACAACATACGAATTTGATTCAGTTGTTAACATTAATAATGGTAGATTAATTGCAACCGATTCTCATAACCACGTTGTTAAACAAAATGGTGTTTGGTATATCAGAACAACATCAGAATTAAACGTTGGTGATGTATTATTGGATATTGATAATACTGAATTTGAAATTACTTCATTAGTGGTAATTACAGAACCAACAACGGTTTATGATGTTGACGTTAATAATAGTAACTTGTATTTTGCGAATAATGTCTTAACACATAACAAATAAAGTATTTATCTTTTCTACGACCTTATCGTCTTTATTTGTTTTTTAATAAAACTATATTTCTTTTTGTATAAAACCCACTATTGGGTTATTTATAGTAAAACAAATTTGAATGGCTTGTAAAGATTATGACATAATAATAAGTGCTCTTGATATTGCGAATGCAACAGGTAATAGTAATCCTGCTCAGAATGGTACTGTGTTTGTTGATTACACTGATTGTTATGGTACACCGTTTCAACTATCATATAGTAGTGCAGGTACTTATAGTAGTGCAGTCTGTGGTGACGATTCAATTCCTTTTGTCTTTTCTTATTATAATAATAATATAGGAACTATTGCGAGTAATAGTTATGAGAATCAACAAAGTGCATGTGCAACAGTTTGTTATAATGCGGATGCGACAGTTAGTTCAACTGACTTAGCTGACGCTACCGGAAATACTGATGTTAGTAAGAATAACAAAGTTTTCTTCCAATACGTTGATTGTGATGGTAATGGTCAAACAAGTGATGGGTATGGAACCGCAGGATTTTTCCCTGATGCAGAATGTATTTCAGGTATAACAAGTACATTTGCGATATATTATAAAAACGATGTCATTAATTACACAATTTTAAGTAGTTTAATTAATAATTATACTATTTGTGTTCCGTTAACTCCGACCCCAACTCCAACACCAACAAATACATCTACACCAACACAAACTCCAACAAATACTCAGACTTCTACACCAACACAAACACCAACAAATACAGAAACACCAACTCAAACACCAACAAACACAGGAACTCCAACACAAACGCCAACAAATACTCAAACTTCTACTCCAACTCAAACACCTGGTTGTTATTATATTGGTAAAGCTCTATACAGTGCTATTGATTGTGGTACGGCCTGTTCAACAACTTTACAAGTTGATTTATATTCAAATTTCGAGCCAATTGTACCGGGAGTGGTCTTATATTCGGATAGTTGTGTTACAACTGTTGTAGACGGTTATTATTCATTAGTTTCAACTGCGGGGCCAAGTAATTTAGGTTGTTATACAGTTAATGGTGGTAGTGGTGTAATAAGTTCATATTCTATTTGTCCAACGCCAACGCCGACACCAACTACTACTCAAACACAAACACCAACTAATACTCAAACACAAACGCCTACAAATACAGAAACTCCAACTCAAACACCAACAAACACTCAAACTTCTACTCCAACTCAAACACAAACGCCAACAAATACCGAAACTCCAACGCAAACGCCAACAAATACTCAAACTCCAACAAATACCTCAACACCAACAACAACTCAAACACCGACACCAAGTGTAACTGGTGGATATATTGTTCAATTTCAAAGTTGTACAAATTCATTAAACACTTTTAGATTTATTAATTTACCATCAACTTTAATTGTAGGGGAAACTTATTTAATTAGTGATGAATCTTTTAATGGATGTGCAACCGTTATTACTTATGATGGTTCAGGTCCAATATACAATGGTAATGGTAGTGTAATGACCCAAGTTTCTTCGGGATGTGGGGATATTTTATGTCCTAATGTTGGTAGTATTCCCGCAATCCTTACTAATTGTGGTAATGGTAATATTTTATATGCTAATGTCCAACAAGACACAGCGTTTGTTGGTGCAACTTACTATTATGAAGGGGCTTGTTATTCATTTATTGAATTTTCGGGAGAGGGTGGACCTGATTTAGGGGAACCTGATTTTTCGGATTGTCTTTATTGTATTCCAAGCCAAACACCGACTGCAACACCACTCCCAACACCTACTTTTACTCCAACACCTTCAACAACTCCATTACCTTGTACTAATAGTGTATATTGTTTCAGTACAACATTGTCTTCATTAACAGGATACACGGGTAATTATACGGTTGCCGGTAATTATAATACTTTACAATATTATTCAGGTAATTCTACCACAACTTCATTTATTTATTACACTGGTTCATATTGGTGTTTAAGTAATAGTTTAGGTGGTAGTTGTGTACTACAAGGGGCAACACCTTGTAAATCAGTATGTCCGGATATTTCGGCAAACGATTTTACTATTGGTGTGTGTCCTTCACCAACACCATTACCTGTTGATTGTACCACCTTTGATTTTAACGCCTATTTTGATTGTGATTGGGAACCAACACCAACGCCAATACCGATTATACCTTGTGGGGATGTAGATTTTGATTTCACAAATAATACTGTGACTCCTACACCACCAACACCGGTTGATTTATGTGAGAATACTGCAATTTTATTTAGTTTAAGTGGTTATACACCTGTTGGACCAACCGTTACTTCTACACCAACACAAATGCCAACTCCTGATATTCCTGTTGGAGGTCAAGTGACATTTAATATGTTAAATGAAGTGTTTAGTTGTGTATCGGTTAAGGTATTGAAATTATGTGGAACGAATACGGAAATTTATACTAATGATAGTTTAACTTATTTAGGTATTCCAATAACTACCGGTACTACATTCTTGGCGTTAATGAGTTATCCTAATGGGAATAATGTTCAAGAATGTGTTACATATGTCAGAGATGACTTTAATTTCTCATCTGACTCAACTATCGCGGCTATTTACAATGTTTATGGTAACTGTGGTTCTTGTTCGGTATTAACGACACAAACTCCGACACCAACGGTTACACCAACTTTAACTACAACACAAACACAAACTCCGACACAAACATTAACAAGGACTCCAACAAATACTCCGACTCAGACATTAACACAAACCCCAACAAGAACACCGGGTGGAACCCCAGCATCAACACCGGCTGGAACTCTAACTCAAACACCTACAAATACCCGAACACAAACACCAACACCAACATTAACAAAAACGCCAACACCAACACCAAATTATTATTATGTATTCCAATCTTGTCAACCTGTTTCTCCTCAAACGGTAAAATCAATGGTTGGTCAATCATTACCTCATGGTTTATTAGTAGTTGGTCAAGTAATTAAAGATTCATCTAATGTTTGTTGGGAATATCTTGGAAGATATGAGACTAACTATGCATATCCATCGAATGTAATTTGGAGTACATTCCAAGGGGATAAATTTAGTAATATCACAACAACATTTAGTAATTGTGCAGCTTGTTCAACTCCACCGGCAATACCTTGTAATGGGTCATTAACTACTACCGGGGAGGCGGGGTATTATGAAATAATAAATAATATTGGTTCTAATACAGGAAATGTAACAATAACATTTAACGCTCTGTCTGTTCCTGATAGATTTCAAATATATTGGAACAATACATTAGTTGCGGATTCATTATTTGTGGGAGATGACCTTAACACAAATAGTCCTACAAGAACAACTTATGTTAATGAGATACTTAATGCTAGTACATTAACTAAATACATATATGTTGGTACCGGAGGAAATGCAGTATTTAATGGTATCCCAAATTTTGCTTGGAGTACTAATGGTACTATTTCAGTATCATATACAAATGCGGATATTGCACCAAATACCTCAACAAGAGCAAGTGGAAGTGTTGGAAACCAAATAGGTGTTGTTGCTAATATTCCATCTCCTAGCGCTAAAAGCTCTGATGGGGATGTTAAATTAACGTTTAATAAGACATTGGCTGAACCTGGGACAATTAGAATAGTTGCCATCGGTGTTAATGGAGGTACTGGGTGGAGAATTACTAACCTAACTTGTCCTCCCCCTTTATAATAACTAAATAAAAAATGGCAGTACAAGTAACAATTAGTAGTATAACAGGACAATCACCTTATGACGTTTACATATGTCAAAGTAATGGTAGTGGATGTTTCTACGTATCGACAATAACAACAACACCGTATGTGTTTGATATACCAGCACCATACGATACATCATCGTCCTATCTATTAAAGGTGGTTGATGCGAATAACTGTACAATAAGTGGAATAGAAAACGTAATATGAGTCAATTAGTAACAATAACATCAGTAACTGCTAATACACCGGTCGACATATACTATTGTGATTCGTTTAGTGCGAATTGCGTATTTGTTTCTACAGTATCGGTATTTCCATTTGAATTTGATGTTCCATCACCATATGATGAGACGAATTTTGTGGTTAAAATTATTGATACGCAGGGATGTAATGTTGGTGATACGGTACTTATTACTCCAACACCAACTAGTAATGTGACGCCAACAGTTACTCAAACACCAACACAAACTTTAACTCAAACACCAACACAAACAGGTACACCAACCACTACACCAACGCAAACAGGTACACCAACAATGACACCAACAAATACGTCAACTCCAACTCAAACACCGGTAGTTGCAATTCATTATGTTGGTCAAAACACATTTACAACTTCAGATAATGTTTGTAATGATACTATGACAATATTACCTTACTACACTTATCTTAGTGAGGCTAATACAATTCCTGTGATAGGCGCAACAGTTTATCAAACATTTGCGAATGGGGTTTTATACAATCCTCTAATTGGTGGTGGTAAATTCTATAAAATGAGTTTTGGTTTATATTATTATTGGGTTCAAGTTGATGTTAATGGGCAAATTCTTAGTTTTGGAATTTGTCAAAATTCAGTTACTCCAACTCCAACTATTACTTCAACTGTAACTCCTACAAATACTCAAACGCCAACAACTACTCAAACACCAACTAATACTCAAACATCTACACAAACACCAACTAACACTCAAACTCCGACTAATACTCCAACACCTTCAGTTACTATAGGATTAACTCCTAGCGCAACTTCAAGTAATACACCAACACAAACACCTACACAAACAGAAACACCTACACAAACTCCAACTAACACACAAACGCCAACAAATACTGAAACTCCAACACAAACACCAACAAATACAGGGACACCAACTAATACACCAACCAACACGCCAACAAATACAGGGACACCCACTAATACTCCAACCCCAACACCAACCAGAGCGTTACCTATAACTGTTGGGGTGGGACAATCACCATATTCGTTAACTGAGGACTCTTTGGGTAATGTGTATGTTGGAAATATTAATAGTGATAATATTAGTAAAATAACACCATCAGGGGTTTCATCGATATTTAAAGCGGGTATAACTTCACGCGTTTTGGCAATGGATTCTTCTGATAATCTTTATGTTCCTGATACCGGTGGGTCAGGAAATCTTTATAAAGTTGAACCTAACGGGACAACAACTATTGTTGGAACTTTTCCTCCTAGCCAAACTAATATTCGAGCGTTAATATTGGATGGTATAGGAAATTTTTATACTTGTTATAATGAATATGTTGTTAAAATTGATAATTTAGGGGTTTTAACAACATTTGCGAATGTTAGTGGTGTTGTTGGGGGAGTTGTTGATTTAAGAACTATGGTTGTGGATAGTTTTGGTAATTTATTTGCAGTAAATGATAACCCTCTAAATCCATTAGTTGTTAAAATTACAACCGGAGGTACTCCTTCTGTTTTTGCAACATTTATAGGGGCTGCTGCAGATATTGCAATAGACTCTTCCAATAATCTTTATGTTAATCGTAATGATGTGGGAGTTGTAAAAATTACACCATTAGGAGTTGTTAGTTATTTAGGTACTACAACAAATAAAGGGGAAGGAATAGTATTGGACCCTCAGGGTAATATCTATACAACTAATACAAGTAATCAAAAAATATATCAAACAACGCAATTAGGGGTTAGTACTATTTTTGGGTCAACACAATCAGCTCCATTTCAATTATTGTATTCAAATAGTGGAAAAATATATGTTGCGAATTGGGGTTCAGATACTGTTACGATTGTGTAAACTAAAAACAAATAAAAATATAATTATAGAATAAAGAATAATGGCGTGTAAAAATTATGACATAACGATAAGTCCTATTGATATTGCTGCTGCAACAGGTAATATGGATACTTTTTTAAATGGTAGGGTATTTGTCGGATATACTGATTGTTATGGTAATTCATTAACCATTAGTTATAATGCTGCTGGTACATATAATAACGCATTTTGTGCTAATGACCAGGTCAAAATTACCTTTATTTATTATAGAGCGGATTTAGGTTTAGTTGCAACTAATAGTTTTGATACTCAAGATGGAATTTGTACACCGACACCACCTCTATGCCAATGTATAACAGTTGTGGACTTTGGAGGGTCTACTCCTTATCAATACACTGATTGTTCAGGTCTTATAATATCTACCACATCACCACCGAACCCATCTGTATTCAATATTTGCGGTAGTAATCCTTCAACAAGTGCTCCAAAGTTTATGAAATTTACTATTGGTGACACATGCAGTGATGGTGTTAATTGTGATATACCGTGTTTAGATACTTGTAGTATTTTGTTTAATGATTTTGATGTAATTTACGGATATGATTATACTTCGAATATTTCTACGAATTTAAATCCGTATTTTGATATTGCACCTATTGGTGGTTCTGATATTGCACATACCATCACTAAATTATGGGTATATGATAGTTCTATGATAATGGAGTATGACATAACCCTATGTCCATTTTTCGCGACATTTAATAGAAATATTACCTTACCCCATCCCTTAGGTCCTGGTTTAGCAGTGATAGATGATACTACATTAATAAGTTCATATTTGACTAATATTGTTCAAATTGATATCTCAGGACCTTCTGCGACAGTAACAACCCAATTCCCGATGCCTTCAGGAAGGGATATTTCTGGTGATATGGTTTATACATACTCTGCACCACATAAGTTAATTTGTTCATATGTTGATAATACTGATACTACATACATCACCCAACACGATTATAGTACAGGTGTTGTTGAAGTTGATGTCATCGTTTCTCCAACAATACCTGCCCCTTATGGTATGTTTATGAATTCAGGTGACTTATATGTTTGTAATGGTGGTGGTCAGTTGTATAATTTTGGATTAACTCCTCCATATAATTTAACATATACTAAAACCGTTTCGAATACTATCGGGGGTGCCTCACAACCACCAATATGTGCGGATATCACAATTATGGGACCTACCTCAACGCCTACTCCAACACCAACAAATACCCCAACACTAACAAATACCCAAACACCAACAAATACCCAAACACAGACACAAACACCGACTAATACCCAAACACAGACACAAACACCGACTAATACTTTGACACCAACACAAACACCTTCAACTACTCCAATTAGTTGTGGGTTTGGATTAATTAAAACAAATAGTGAGTATTATTACACTGATTGTTGTGGTAATTTTATTTCAGGTTTTAACAATACCGGTGATGGATTACAAGTAAGTTTTAATTATAACTTACCAAGAAGTGGTGTGGGTAAATTAAATGTACCGGTAACAACTTTATGTTTGTCTCCAACGCCAACTCCAACTCCAACAATAACTCCAACCAATACTGCAACTCCAACAATAACTCCAACAAATACTATAACACCTACACAGTCAGTTACACCATCCGTTACCCCATCAAATCGCCCGGTAACTAGATTACAAAACGATTGTGATGTTATTACATTATTTGATTTGGGTGTTAGTTGTAACGTAATTCAATCACCAACGGAAAGTAATCCGGAAGGTGGTATTTTATCCGTAAATGTAACAGGTGGTACTGCACCATATACTTTTACTTGGAACGGTAATGGAGGTCATAACCAAACTTTATTTGGAATACCTGCTGGAAGTTATGAAGTGGTTGTAACAGATTATGCTTGGCCTGACGGTGGACCTAATGGGGTGTCTGACTATACTGCCACAACAATTTGTGTATTAGCAGGTCCAGTACCTACATCAACACCAACAATGACACCAACACCGACTCAAACAAAACCTGTTCAATGTGTTGATTTATGTTTTATTGGAATTGCTCCGTTTGGAATTCAAAATGAAGGTCCAATACAATTTGTTTGTGATGGTACTCAAAACGGTAGATTTAGATGGACCAGCGATGCAAGACTTGATATTATTTGGAATCCAATTAATAACCGATGGGAAATTTATCAAAAGTACATAACACCACTAGTACCATATACTTTAGGTGGTGGTATTGTTGCTAGTACTACATTTGATTTAATTCCTGATTCTGCTTGGCAAGTATTTGGTGGTGATATCGACTATTCAATAACAATGACAAGAGGAGAATGTCCATTTGTTATACCATTACAGGTTAGCGTTGATATTACAAATACTTCTTGTCAGGACCTTACAAACTGTAATGGTAGTTTAACAATATTAGCGGAAGATGGGTATCCACCTTATTTGTATAGTATTGATGGTGGTTTGACTTATTCTGAAAATTACGTATACAATAATTTATGTGCAAATGATTATTTGGTTAACGTTGTAGATTCGTTTAATAACGTTTATTCATCAGGTGTATCAATTGATTATGATTCACTGCCGGTAACATATCAATTAACATTATCTGCTGGAGGTTTTACGACAAGTACAATTGATAATGTTTCTAAAACGATAAATCGAGTTGTAATTTTATCGGTTAATCCACCTTTGCCGGTTGGAGTGAGTATAACGTTTAATCTAACATCGACAGCGTTAAGAACTATTAATAGTCCTGGTGTTGCTAATTCATCGGTTACTTGGTCGGTTACTAAAAACGGACAACCTGTTAATACAGTTGTAGGGCCAACGACTATTGTATCTCAAGGTACTCGACCATTTTGTTCAGTTAATGATACTCAGTTAATTAATACGACAGATTATACTAATTCAATAACAATTACTAATGGAGATGTTATTAGTATAATGTCAAATACTGTCAATACAATTACAAATGGGCAAGTATCTTCTCAAACAAATTGTACAACAAATATTAAAACAGAAATATCTGCGGCAATACTAACACCAACGATTAACGGTAGTAATTGCAGTTCTGTTGTTGGTAGTTCAACACAAATTCAAACAAATGAGTTTACATATGTCCCTGTAGTGATGGTGACACCATTAAACTTTGATGTTAATTATACTTGTAATAGTAATCCAACTACCGCTAATGTTTCAATAACTAATATAGTTGGAGGTAATACACCATATCAAGTAGGTTCAACAACTTTTACGAGTCAAGCAGCTGCCTTGGCAAATACATCATGGGTTAATAATAGTACTATTTCATATGAGGTGAATTCGAATAATCTATATTGGGTTGCGGTTAAAGATTCTACCGGTACCATATTATCTAAATCTATCTCTGTTGTTTGTACAACACCACCAACTTGTGTTGACCCTGGATTTAATGGAGGGGTTCTCGTTATCAATCAACAAAGTGATGGAAAAATATTAGCAGGTGGGGCTTTTACCTCGTATAATGTAAACCAAGCGGTTGCTGACTTAGCTCGATTAAATACAAATGGTTCTTTGGACGCGGCTTTTACTCCGTCTCCAGGTTTTACCAGTGGTTTAGTAAATGATGTGGCAATTCAATCGAATGGTAAAATTATTGCTGGAGGTAGTTTTGTTTCGTATAACGGTTTTGCACAGAAGTATTTAGTACGATTAAATACGGATGGTGCTCGTGATACTTCGTTTAATTTTGGTCCGGGTATAACACAATTTAATGGTTTTGTTAATACAATTGCAATTCAAAATGATGGACAAATACTTGTTGGTGGGGATTTTACTGATTTTGAAAGTAATTCTATAAATCCAAATCAACAAAATAGAATTGTTAGATTAAATTCTACTAATGGTAGTAAAGACCCATCATTTGTAATTGGAAGTGGATTTGGAGATGCTGTTAATGTTATTAAAATACAATCTGATGGTAAAATTTTAGTTGGTGGCGGTTATACGACGTACAAGAGTCTAACTCAAAGATATTTAATTAGATTAAATACTGATGGTTCTAAAGACACAACATTTAATGTGGGTTCAAATTTATCTTCCACAGGTCTTAATGGACAAGTTAAATCAATTGCAATTCAACCTGATGGTAAAATTCTCGTAGGTGGTTTATTTACGACATATTTTGGTGTTAGTCAAAGATTTATAACTCGATTAAACACTGACGGTTCATTAGATTCTAGTTTTAATATAGGTTCAGGTTTTGATAATTCTGTTGAGTCAATTTTTGTTCAATCAGATGGTAAAATTCTTGTAGGAGGAGGTTTTACAACATACAAAGGACTATCGCAAAAATACATAGCTCGATTAAATACTGACGGTTCGTTAGACACAACATTTATTATTAATAATAGTTTTAGTAGTGCGGTGTTTGATATCTACGTTAAATCAGACGGTAATATTGCGGTGGGTGGTGTATTCACAGGATATAATGGAAACAACAATGCTCTACGTTTTGCGACTTTAAGTCCGACAGGTCAATTATTGGTTTGTAATTGTATTGATTGTTAAATTTAATAAAAAAAAAATAAAAACTATTTATAGATAATGTCATACATAATTAAAAATACTGCGGGACTGATTAACACAAGATTAACTGATGTTGGTAGAAGATACCTATCACAGGGTAATTTTGATATTGCTTACTTTCAAATTGGTGATAGTGAGGTAAATTATACCGCACTAAAAACCGCTTCACCTGCGTATAACCAAACAAATAATAACATTTTGATGCCAGCATTTAATGCTCAAAATGATACGGCTTCTCCTCAAACAAACAAACAGAATATTAAATATCCTTATTATGTTCAAGGGAATGCTGGTGGTACTTATGGTATTCCATATATGGATAGTATTGTACAACCAATTTATAATTCTGCAGGTGTGAAAGGGTTTTTTATGACAGGAGGAACTCCCGGAAATTGGGAAGTTCAAACAAGTTCTGCCTATACTGTCACATCTAACTATCAAGTTGATATGACAACATTAGTTGGTCAATCAGTTATTGATATTACGTTAGATAATGTAATCTGTTCACCAACTACAGGTACTCCGTCTATTGGAGATTTTGTTACAATTATTTATGATGGTAATGGTAGTTGTACTGATGTTGGAACTTATTCTGTTTTAACATATAAGATTCAAGATTTAAGCCCAACAATAGGAACAACAGGTACTACAACTTGGACATTAACATTAGATAGGTCAGTACCTGATTATACAGGTAAAGTTTTAGGAGCTGAGAAGGGTCGTGTTTTAATTTATCCTTCAGGGATGACTGTTATTTATGATACCATAACACCGGCACCTTATTGGGAGACAGATGCGTTTAACTTTGAAACTCCGTGTGATGTCTCTCAAAGAGAAAATACTCCAATTTGGAATATGAATATTCCATGGACTGAAAGCCCTGCTGGACTAAATAGTAATCAATATGAAGATTTTACTAAATATGGTTCTGCTAGTTACATTGGGACTAAAGAATACTTAGGGTATAATGAACCAAGTGGGCAGACTTTCTATGTAAGTTCAACTAAACCTGCTGAAATTACTGACACATTCTATTATAATTCATACGATGAGAAAGTTATGGTCACACCTCAAGACCAAAAAGCGATTGCAATTATTCATTATACAAATCAAGATATTGATAATGTTTATGGTGAAAAATTTGCAACAACACCATATGACCCTCAAAATCCTACTGATAATACAGGTTTGGCGAGACATTTTAGATTGACAATTCCAACCTTAATGTGGCACAAATCTTCAGGTGATACAGTTGGTCAAACATTTTGGATTGACCCACCTGGTGATTATGATGTATGTACACCATATTATGTTAAGTCAACAAAAAATGTTGATATGAATGACCCTGGTATTAGATATTTCCATTTATGGGATACTAATCCGGATGATAATGGGAACTTAAACAGAATTGGTAAAGTGTTTCCTGACCAAGAAATTGTTGTTATTGATGATGAAGAAGTTATTGCTGCAATGTCGTATAAGTCAAATAGAAACTGGACATTACCGGCACCTAAATTATCATTATTAACTCCAAATAGTTGTTCTCCAACACCAACATCTGCTCAATGTTTAGTTACAAGTGAACTTCAAAGTGTTTGGGTAACATATAGATTTGATTCAACAGGATTTACAGATTCATTACATTGTAATTATTATTCAAGAATTGATGGTAACGCAGATGTAATAACAAACCCTAAAAATCTTGCAGTTCAATTTGGTTCTGAGTTTAAATTTTTAAATCAACCTCTTAATACATATACAAGTGCCGATTTAAGTGGTTATTCCGCTAACTCAATGAAATTATTGGTTCAGGTTACAAATCAAAATGAAAAACCAATACCTACTGCTTGGAAAGAAATTGATGTTACTTCTGAAATTAGCGGTAGTTCAATTAATGGTTATATTACAATGAGTGGTATTACGGGAACTACATTCCAAATTGACGAAGTAATTTATGATAATGCACCAATTTATAATTTAGCTGATTATATTGACCTTCCTGAAAATGGCCAAACAGATTATTTGAATTTTGGTGATGAATATTATTTCTATGGTAATTTAGAAACCGATATATCAGCAACAATTTATGAGATGAAATATCTTGTGAATCTTGGTAGAAATCAATTTACAAATACCTCAAATCCAACATGGATGTCAGGAACAACTTCGTATGTAACGGAGATTGGTCTTTACAATGCCCAAAAAGACCTTATGGTTATATCTAAACTACAATCACCTGAATTACGACAAGGTATTCAACAGTTTGTGGTTAAATTAGATTTCTAAATATGGCAAAAAACATGAGGAAGGATTCCCCGAAAGTATTGGGGCTTGACGTATCAACCAAAACAATTGGTTGGTCGTTATTTGATATTCAAAGTAAAGAATTATTGGAATTAACCCACATATCACCAGTTCCAAAACCAAAAGTTGAGGATAAGATTGAGGAGTTAATTCTTAAGAGTAATATCTTTAGACAAAAGTTAGAGGAATATGCGGGTATGGGAATTAAATATGTGGTTATTGAAGAACCATTGTTAAACTCAAATAACGTATACACTGTGGGTACTTTAATGAGGTTCAATACATTAGTTTGCAAAGAAGTGTATGATATCCTTGGAGTTATACCACAATTTATTTCAACATATAATTCAAGAAAATTTGCATTCCCTGAATTGGTTCAAGAGAACGATAAAGGTAAGTTTGTTCTTTTCGGTGGATTACCAAAAACTATTGATAAGAAAAATATTATATGGGACTTAGTTGCCAAAAAAGAACCACAGATTACGTGGCAATACACTAGAAATAGTACATTAAAGAAAGAAAATTTTGATATGACCGACGCCTACGCTTGTGCTTTAGGTTATATGAAAATGAAAGAAATTTGGTAGATTAGAAAAAATGTTATATCTTTGCTTGACAAATTAAAGTTAAGGTAATGATTAGAAAGGACATTGACACTAAAAATCTTCGAAAAACAATTTTAAAGTTTTCAAAAGACATTCCTACAGTTGGTGAACGACATAGGGGTGTCTTTTCTATTACAGGGTATAGGGTTTATAATAGTCCACCAAGTACCGGTTATGTTGAGGTTGATGTGGTATTTAAAGGTGAGATAGAGGCGGGTCTTTCTTCCATTCGTCCTGATGAATGGTTTACTGCAGATGTTAAAAATAGTGACCGGTATCATATTTCACGGGTTAGACTTGGTAGATTCTTAAGAAGTCAGTTACTTAAAGATATTAATAACCACATGGTATATTTTGATGTTAAAATTAAATATGTGAACTCAATAAAAACAATAAAATGGATATAGCTTTTTTTATAATTTGGGGTATTGCAACCCTATGGTGTATTTTAATAATACCAATCGGTAATAAAATTGAAAAACTTGATGATAGTAGTCGTTTGAAACAATGGTGGAAAAAACATATTGCGGATTGGGACTTTTATGATAAATCAAAATAATTTCTTATACTTAGAGAATGGATGAAGAAGTTGAGGTATTAGTTGATTTACTAACCGATGTGTTAGGTAAAGCCAAAAATCATTATGAGTCAAAAGCACAAATTTCTTTTGACTGTCCTGTCTGTGCGAATGAGAAAGGTTTAGATAAGGGTGATGGTAAAGGAAACTTGGAAATCAACTATAGTAAACACGTTTATAAATGTTGGGTTTGTGGTGAATCAGAAGGTACCCAAGGTCCATTAGGCCGACTGTTTGATAAACATGGAACAAAAGAACAGAAAAAGGTTTATAACTTAATAAAACCTGAGGAGTTAAAAGTTCAAGAGGCCAAGAAAACTCAATTAAAACTTCCGGAGGGGTACACTCAATTTAAAGACTCCAATCCAAGATTTATACCACACGCTGAAGCTTATCGATATTTGAAATCTCGAGGTATTACGGATGAGATTATTGAGAAATACCAAATAGGATATACCGTGAGTGGTGAATTTGCTTATAGAGTTATCGTACCATCATTTGATAAAAACAATAGGTTAAACTATTTTATTGCTCGTTCATGGGTTCCAAATAAGATGAAGTATAAAAACCCTACTGCCGCTAAAGATGAAATCATATTCAACGAAAGTAGGATAGATTGGTTTAAAGATGTTTATTTGGTTGAAGGAGCGTTTGATGGGTTCTTTTTAGATAATTCAATTGCTATGTTAGGTAAGAAAATGAGTTCATTATTATTCGAGACTCTATATGAAAATGCGTTAGGTAAGATTATTATTTGTTTAGATGAGGACGCTTGGGATGATGCTTTCAAATTATATCATGAATTAAATGGGGGAAGATTATACAATAAGATTAAAATAATTAAACCACCTAAAGATATGGACGTTGCGGACTTAAAAGGTCAGATTGACGAATACTATTACGAAATAAAATAATAAAAAAAATATGATAGAATTAAAAACTATTGCACAAGAAATACGAGAACTAATTAGTCAAAGACAACAAGAATTAGGTCTTACTTTTGAAGAGGATAATCACATCTATACCATGAATGGTAAGACGGATTATCCTTCTGTGTCTAAAGTACTAAAGAAATTTTATACGGAGTTCCCGACGGAACAAGCAGCGTATAATAAAGCTAAGGGTGACCCACAAAAACAACAAGAATTGATTGAGGAGTGGGCGGCAGCCGGAACCTACTCAACCAATATGGGTAGTAGAGTTCACTTTGTCCTTGAAAAAGAAGTTATTGACCGAAATGGGTCTTACAAAGAAGTTAGACAACCAGTTTTTGAATGTGATAATACACAGATATTCAAGGGGGATAATATGATTACTGCCGGTAAAAACTTCCTTAACTTAATGGAACAACGAGGTGCGGTTCTACTTGATACTGAGATGGTATTGGGTGACCCGGAACTTGGATACACCGGACAACCCGATAAGGTATGGTTGATTATGAACATTCATCAAAATGAGTTTGGTTTGGTAATTACCGATTGGAAAACGAACAAACCAAAGAACTTCTTGGAAACAAGGTATACCAAAAGAATGTTGGAACCATATCAAAAACAACCTGATATTGCATTAGGTCACTACTTCGTCCAATTACCTTTATATGGGAAATTACTTATCAAAATGTTACAAGGGACCAAATATGAAAACATTAAATTGTATGGTTGTATTGTAACACACTTGAAAGAGACTGCCGAGTTTGATGAATACCGAGTACCAAAAGAGGTTATTACAACGACTTTGGAAATGGATATGAAAAAATATTTGGCCAAGTAAAAAACTTTATTTACCTTTGTCGTCAATATAAACCAAACAATATGTCAAAAATTGATGATTTAAGAGTTAAGTATTCCAGTTTAAAACCTGATAGCTTTAACCGATTAGTTAACGGAGACGAAACTCCGACAAAAAAATATGCGGAATTTTTATTAAAAACTTGGAGTAATAGAGCCAATAACGCGTGTGTTAGAACAATAGATAATTTGATTGACTTGGTTAAGAAATTCGATAGTCTTTTACCATATATTATTGAGAAAGACATTTACCATAAAAGTTATTTTAACATTAACGTGTTAAAAAATGTTGTAAATGTTGCCGAAGAAGAAAAAGACTCAAAGACATTTGATAGGGTGGACCATATTGAAGTTTTATATGAAGATGATGAAACTCTTTTCGTTATCCCAAAAACTCATAAAGGTTCGTTAAAATATGGTTCCAATACGAGATGGTGTACTGCCTCAAAAAACAATCCTGCGACGTTTAACAATTATACTAGAAACGCCTTACTTGCTTATTTAATTGATAAAACAGATAAAACGACTCCTCAATATCGAAAGTTGGCGTTTTATTCTAATTGGAATAACGTCGGGATAACAAGTGCAATTGAAATTTATAATACATCAGATAGTACTTGTCAAGATAAGTTAATTACGAGTGGTGGTTGGAGTGATGAGACACTTCTTAAAATGGTAACCATTTATAGGTTAAAGTTTGTTACTTATAAAAAAATAAAACAATCAATTGATAATATCAATTCATTTAGTGGTACATTAAAAAAATTAGATTTTGATTTATTAAAAGATAGCTTGGAAAAACTTGAACAATCGGTAGAACCTTCGTATATTTCTAATCTAAAGGAGAACATTGATATTTTCCTTGAAAAACTTAATACAAAACAATATGGAATTACAACAACCAAAGATTAATTTAAAAGAGTGTCCTACGATAAAATGTGACTCATGTGATGGAATTTACTTTAGAGAGGTTATCTATCTAAAGAGAGTCCCTAAACTAATGACCGGGTCACCTGAAGACACAACCGTACCATTCCCGATTTACAAATGTGAATCTTGTGGACACGTAAACAAAGGGTTTAACCCATTTGAAGAACAAGAAAAAACTTTAATTAAAGACTAATGATAAACAGATTAGTACATTTTTCTGATTTACACGTCAGGTTATTCAAGGACCACGATTTATATCGTGGAATCCTTGAATCTGCCTTAAGTGAATGGAAAACATTACAACCGGACCGAATTGTGTTCACTGGTGACTTGGTTCATTCCAAGAACCAAATGACACCTGAATTGGTTGAGTTCGTCGCTTGGATATTAACGGAATGTTCCAAGATAGCCAAAACTATTGTTATTATTGGGAATCATGATTTCCTTGAGAACAATAATGCGAGATTGGATGCGTTAACACCAATCATTGATTCACTAAAGAACGACAATATTGTCTATTTAAAGAATCGTGGGGTTTATCCTGATGATAACGTGAATTGGTGTGTTTATTCTTTAATGGAACATAACATTCCACCGGACATTAACAAATCAGAGAACAAGAACATTGGATTATTTCATGGACCTATTCAAGGGTTATACACCGACATCGGGTTTAAATTTGAAGATGGGTTTGAGGTAAGTAAGTTTGATGGGTGTGACCTTGTATTATGTGGTGATATCCACAAGAGACAAGTGTTTGATATTCCGGGTGGAAAGAAAGCGTATATGATTGGTTCAACCATTCAACAAAACTTTGGTGAGACCGTAAATAAACATGGGTACGGAGTTTATGAGATTGATAAAGACCAATATGACTTTGTTGATTTACCTAACCCAAAACCATTCTTATCGTTCCGTATGGACTCATTTGATTGTATTGAAAAGGGAACGGAAAAACTAGTAAATGGTGGAAAATAATTGTATTGAACAGGCGGGTCAAAGGTATACCAAATGGTTTTATGAAAATAATGTCGTTGATAAAGACAATTTACCACCTACAAGAGGTGAGTTCGTAAAGAAATTGTTAACTGATGACGAGTTCTATCAAAGGTGGGGTGAAGATTGTTGTGAAGAATTAACTTATATTGAGAGATATAATATTTGGATTGGAAACAACTATGAGACGGGTATTGAATATAACCCTGAAATCGTTCCGGACTTTGATAATGATTATTACGAACCAACACCAAAAAGAAAATTAAAATGAATATCAATCTTGAACTAACTTCCAAAGAACACAAGGACTTATTAAGTTATTGTAAACTCAACAATTTCGAACCTGAAACGATATTGAAGAGTTCTTATTTGGAGGGGTTCAAAATTGAAAAGTATGGACTATTGTCAGGTTCAGGGAATGTTATTGAGAAAGAAGTTATCAAAGAAGTTATCAAATACGTTGAGGTTCCTGTTGTTGAAGAAAAAGAAGTTGTCAAAATCGAATATGTTGATGTTGAGAAACTTGTTGAAGTGGTAAAAGAGATTCCGGTAGAAAAGATAGTTGAGGTAATTAAAGAAGTTCCCGTTGACAGGGTGGTTGAGAAGATTGTTGAGGTGACCAAAGAGGTTCCCGTTGAGAGAGTGGTGATTCAAGAAGTCATCAAAGAAGTGCCAGTTGAGAAAGTTGTTGAAAAGATTGTTAAAGTCTCAGATGATACTCAAGTTAATGAATTGTTGTTAAAAATACAACAGTTGGAAAATCAACCACCCAAAATAGTCGAAACAATTAAGGAAGTGATTAAAGAAGTTCCGGTTGAGATAATCAAAGAAGTTGAAGTAATTAAAGAAATTGAAGTGATTAAAGAGGTTATTGTTGAAAAAGAGACATCCGACAATAAATTAAAACCTAAGTTAGATGCTCTCCAAAACACAGTTCAAAAATTGAAACTTGATAATATCGAAAAAGATAAGTTGATTAAGGAATACGAGAAGACTATCCAAGATATACAAAAGTTTAATGAAGGGACTAAAGCAATGTACTTAAAAGGTTCAAATTTGGACGATAAACTTTATAATAAATAAAATATGATAACACAATTATTACTTTGGATGGTAATGGCTTATGGAATGACCAACATCCTTGTTTACGGAAGTATCTTTAACGGTACTCGAAAATTTATAAAAGAAATGGGGGATGATAAAGTAATGCCCTTTAACGGATTTTTTAATTTCGTCTCAGGAATATTAATCTGTATGATGTGTTGTTCAACTTGGGTTGGATTCTTTCTTGGATTTTTTGTATATTCTCCGGTACATGAGATGTTAGGGATTTCAAGTTGGGGTTCATGGTTCTTTGATGGTATGTTAGCATCTGGAGCGGTATGGGCGATAAATGCTGTCGTAGAGTTTTTCGAAGAAAACCGAATAAAGTAAGATGGAAAAATTAAATGAATTTATCATTAAACAACTTAACGATAAGAAAGCTCAAAGATGGATTATTAAGGCGACTGATTTATTTGCATTATGTAATAATATGGGGATTCTTGGCGATGATGAACTTATGATTGATATCATTGAATATTTGGAGAACAACGAAATTGATATTAATTTCAGTGGAGGAGACCAATTTTATAAAGATTTTATTAGACTTGAAAATAAGGTTAAAATGGGGAAAATGTTGAGGGGAAGTAAGACTGAAGTTCAACTGATGATGGAAAAAGTAGATTCAATTAGTGTTCCTGAAAGACCAAATTGGTTACAATATTATATGGATGATGAAGAGGAACCTAATTCAAATCCGGTAGTTAATGAAGATGTTACCAATCAATTACAACGAATTGGAGATATGTTAAGGAAAGAACTTGAAGATAGAGTTAATTCTGAACCAACACCAACAATTGAAGAATTACAACAACAAATTGACGGTGAAAATAACACAGGTGATATAACCGGAGAAGGATTTTAAATAAATAACAATTAAATAAATACAATTATGCCAACATCTAAAAAAAGAGGAGGAACTAAAACTCACGCAAAGAAAGTTCAAGAAAGAAATCAGACTATTAAAAGTCAGAAAAACGCTTTTCAAAAAGTTATGACTCAACAAATGGAAGAGTTAAAAAGAAAATATGCTGAGGAGCAAGCTCAAAGCGGAAACACTCAAAATGTTGAGGTAGTATCACAATAATAAACTATGGATTTATTCAATCCGCCACCAATTTTTAATTTAAAAGAAATGCAACACAATTTAGATGTGGAGACATTAGATAACCCGTACATTCAAGTCGTTTGGGAGGACACACCGGAAAACTTTACTCAAGAGAGGATTAAGTCGGCAAAACAATATTTCTCAAAGAAA